CCCGCGTTTCGGCGCGATGGACCGCGTCGGGCTACGGTCCCTGATCGTTTTTCTCGCGCCATTCTCTTGCGTCTCGCTGTGTGTCACCGCGCCCTGTTGGCGCTCATTCGTATGCAGTGCATGCCTTCACCACGGGAAGGGGAAGCGCCCCACGCTGTCACCCTGCAAGCATCGATGCGAACAGCCGAACAGTCGTGTCCGCTAGCTCCGCTGTGAGCCAGCCGAATACGAACCCGGTGACAGCCACCACAAAGGTCATTGTCATTGATACGATCGTTGTCGGCTTCATCACTCGCCCCTTTCGCTGTGTCCCGTGCCTACTCTTCCGCAGTCGCAGCACATGCCATCAACGTCATAACGGAATGCGCCAATCGTCGGCGTGTCGCGATGATACCCGCGCAACCAACAGCGCACGCGCCTAAGCCGCTGCATGAGCGTGCGATGTGATCGAGCAATGTCGAACGCATCGCATACACACGGCGCATCAAACGTCGACAGCACGAAGGCGCGGCGCGATGGATAGTCGCCAACATACTTGCATTGCGTGCGATAGCGGCTCTTGTCTTTGTTTAGACAATGCTCGCATTCGCCCTTCATTGTCGTCGTCATAGGATGCACCATGCGTATAGAGCGACAGCGGCCACCAGCAACGGCACGTGAGGCACAGTCATCGCAGCACCGCTGCGGCTGTGATGATCAGCAAACACGCCGTCAAAATGCCGATCGTCACCTTGAACAATCGAATGCGCGCAACGTGCGCATTCCAGTGAGCGCGATCGATCGCTTCGTGTTCGTCTTCGCGATCCATCGCGAGCATTGCGTCGGCGTGATCATCGCCAGCGCCACCGCCTGATGATTTGCGAATTAGGTTTGAGAACGGCGCGCCCTTCATATCGCAATCTCCCCTTCGCCTTCGTTGCACGGCAGCGCGCGAATGACGTGCGTTGTCGGCCAGCGTCCGCTTTGATCTATCATCAATGGCGCTTCGTCGATCGGGCACATGAACGTGATCGCGTTGATGATGCACTGACGATAGAGCGCGACGCACAGATTGAACGCGAGCGCGGCGCGATCTTCTGCGATGCGTCGATCGACTTCACGCAGCGCTCGTGACGCCTTGCCGTCGCGAAAACGCATCAAGTCATCGAAGTCCGTCACCTCGCTTTTGCGCTTCGCATTCTCGCGCTCTTTGCGCATGCGATCGACTTGAGCCGCGATGGTTTTCATTTTGTCGGACGGATCAACGACGATCTTGACCGCATCAAGCGCGCTATCATCGCGCCGCGCGTACTCTTCTGCGCTCATGCCGTTGATCAGCAGCGATTGCGGATCGACTGGCGCATCGTCAAGACGAAATGCGAATACGCTGGTATCGTCATTCTGCTTGAACGTCGTCATGGCCGCTTCACTGACCTTCGGATATTGATATCGACGATATGCGCTCATGTTGACGCCTTGCGCTTTCATCGCGTCATACAGCGCATCACTGACGAAGTAGTGCGGCCCGAAGTTCAGTCCGTCATCTTCGTTTGCGCGCTGTTCAATCTCGCGCAACGCCGCGTCCCAACCGTCGCCTTCGTGCATCGGGTTGAATTGATCTGCGGGCTTGTGAGCGATCGCGTTCGCATTCAGTGCGTCGTGCATACACCAGCCGCATTCGCGCGCCTTTGATGCGTCGTCACACCGAAACATTTTCTTGCAGGCTGCGCACTGCCGTTGAATGACCGTCATCTTCTGTTTCCTCGATTGCGCGCTTTACCAGCGCTTTCACGTTTTCCATTGGTCTAGCTTTTACGCAACGCGAACACGCATTCTTGTTCTTCACGTGCCAATCGCAAGCAGGATGCACGCCGCTGCACGCCGACAATCGCCACACCGTCGAGCGCTCGTAAAGGAAGCCGATCGCCTGCATGATCAGCCGCACGCGCGTCATCGCAGACATTCCTCCGCGCGTTTGATATCCGCCGCGCTCGCGCCCATGAACCGCGCGATGATGCGCGATCGCACCTTGCCAAAGCAGCGCACGAATTCGCGAACTTCGTCGCACGTCTTCGGCGGCTTTTGCTCGCACTGAAGTTCTGTCGGGCGATCGCTTCTGTGCGCCTTCGCTGTCGTCGACGCATCGTGCGCCATTGCGGCGCTTGATGCGAGAACGAGCGCGACGACGATCGAGTGCATCACGTTGCCCCCAAGATCACGGCCATGCGCAACAGCAATCGCGACAAGCCGACCATTGCGGCGGCGACCGCGAGCAATGCGAACATGAGCGCGAACAGATAATAGGATCGATGCTGCTGATCTTCGCCGGTTTGATAGCGCAGCGTGTATTTGTTGTCGCCTTGCCATGCGCAGAAGAGCGCGAGCCCGGCGAACCACAGCACCAGCATCAACAGCGCGACGTTCATTTTCCACGCGCTCACTTTTTCGCCTCGCGGTTTTCTCTGCGCGTCGCCGGATTGTTGATCACACCGACAACGTCCGCGAAGTTGTTCATCGCATTGCGCCGGCTGCAAAAGTCTTCGCCCGGCGTGCAGATGATCCGATTGTTCGCGGCGCGCAGACGCCACGACCATTTGCCGGCTTTGTTGCAATAGAATTCGATCGACGGAGTTGTCATAGATCAACGCCGTTCGGTTGGCTGATAACAGATCAGCACGACAGCGGCAGCGCACGCGGCGAAGTACGCGAACAATGCTAGGTGCGTCATCATCACAGCTTCCCCAAGATGAATTTGAGTTGATGCAACAGTTCTTTCGGTAGCTCGCTTTGCGCCGTGCCATAGAACGCGGCTTCGGATTGCTTCGTGACCATTTCCTTCGGAATGAACAATCCCGACTTGACGGTTTTGATCGGCAGTCGCGATCCGCCAGCGCGGCGCTTCACTTCGCCGCCGAACCGCAGCGGCACGCGTTTTCCTTTGCGGCCGCCACGCGTGAACGCGCCGGGATATTCAGTTGGCGTGTTCCACGGCTTTGCGACGACGCCTTTGCCTTTCTCGCGCGGCTTGAAAAACTTCAGCCGAATGTTGCCGCCCTGCGAGTAGATGACGAACTGACCGCCCGCGCCGAACGCGTTCTTTGACTTCAGCGCGCGATTGATGGTCGACGACTTCAAGCCCGTCTGCGGAACGAGCGCGCGTTTCATTTTCGTCTTGGCTTTGCTGCCGGCGCGATTGAGCGCGCGAGCAAGCGCGGTCGGCGCTTTCTTCGAGGCGCGCGCGTACATTTCCTGAAGCCGCTTCCATTGCGTCGCGTCGATCTGCAATTCAATCACGGCGATCATCCTTCGCCACGCGATCGAGCGCATCAGACAGCCATCGCCCGGCGCGCTTGATCGGATCGCCTTTGAGCGATTGCTTGCGACACCATTCGGCGGCGTGATCGCATGCGTCGGCCAGCACGACGAACACCAGCGCGCCACACCAAATCACCATGGCGGCAAATCCGACGATCCAGCGCGCAAGCGTCATCATCGGCGCATCATCAAAGCCGATCTGGCTGCTGATACGCGCTGCTTGAACTTGCTCACATCGTCGATCGCGCTGGTGATCACTGCGCGCGCTTCAGTCTTGACGATCTGCGCTGCGTTTTCATCGCGCGACTTGATCGCCTTGAACGCGCGACCGATTGCGGCCGCGCGCTGCTTGCAATTACACCCCATTGCTTTGCCCCTGCCGGCTTACCCTGCCAAATCAACCGGCGCAGGCACAATGCCACACGGGCAACCCGGCCGCTATACCGGCTTTCTACGGCAAGGCCCCTTTCCACCGCCCCGGGCCGGGCCAGATGCCCCGTTTTTCGGCGGAAAACCGCTATTGCCTATATATGGGCAATCGCCTATATTTAGGCATATTCGATCCCTCGGATGCGGGCTTCATTCGCCTTACTTCACGATCCGGGGCCACTGACCGGCAGGACGTTCATTTACGCTAGAGCCGGTTAAAGTGGGGGACCTGTAGCAAGGCCGAACCGAAGACGACGAAGCCGAAACGGATGCACTGCGTTGATCACGCAATCCCGACAAGGCGGCGGCCAACGAAACCGAAACCAAACCAAGCGCAGAGATGCGCAGACGAACAGTGACGCTGCACGCCATAACGACAGCGAAGGTGTTCGGAAGGAAAGTAGGGACGAGTACGGACACGCAATTTCGTGAGCAAAGGAAATTGCGCGGACGATATCACATCAGCACAAGTTAGAGCGGCGGGCATGCCCCGCCGCTTCGCCGTGCGCTGATGCACGACAACGCAAGAGGGACAACGCCAGATGACCATCAAGCAAGTCGCCACGCTGCAAACCGCGATCGATATCGCGCTCGCTGCGATCTTCCTCGCAAGCATGGTCGCGATTTACGCGATGATGCTTCACCGCTGAAACGAAGTCGCCAACACAACGGAGCAAACGACAATGAGCCGAAGATATAAGTTCGAGGCCAAGTTCACATACGCCGACGAACCGCATCCGATCAGCGCGCCGACATATGACGCGCTGGACGATCGCCTGTTGCAGGAGAAACTTCGGCAAGCGATTGCCGAAAAGGATTACACGTCGATCGATATCAAGATCACGGTCACAAAGTAAAACGAAGTCGCCAAACATCAACGGAGAAAAAACAATGTCGCCAGCAATTACAAACCTGTCCGCCCGCGAATACACGATCGCGCAGTGCTACGCGATGATGAAGTTCTATGTCGGCAAGCGTCACCCCTGCATGGTGTGGGGCGCGCCCGGCATCGGCAAGACGCAAAGCGTGTGGCAGCTAGGCCGCGAACTTAAGTGCAAGATCATCGAATTCAAAACCAACATTCGCGAGCCGGTCGACGTGCGCGGCATTCCGATGCCGGATGCAAAGACCGGCACGACGCGATGGTATGTGCCCGACGAACTGCCGCGCGTTGATCGCGATGGCGAGTTCGGCATTCTGTATATCGACGAGATTAACACCGGCACCACGCAAATGATGGCGGTCATGATGGGCTTGGTGCTTGAACGCCGCATCGGTGACTATGTGTTGCCGGAAGGCTGGACGGTCATCGCATCGGGCAACCGCGTGAGCGATCGAGCGGCCGCGCAGCGGATGCCGACAGCGTTGCGCAATCGCTTCGCGCATATTCACGTCAAGCCCGACTTTGCAGCGTGGAAGGAATGGGCTAACCGCGAAGGCGTTAGCCCGATCTTGGTTGCCTTCCTGCAATTGCGCGAGCGCGATATTTTCCACGTGATGCCGAAGGGCGATGAAAACTCGTTCCCGACGCCGCGCTCATGGGAAAAGGCTGGCGAGTGCATCGATGCAGATCGCGACATTCGCTTCGGCGTGATCGCCGGCCATGTTGGCGACGTTGCCGCCGCCGACTTCGACGCGTTCCTCGATCTGTATGAGACAGTGGGCGACGTTGAAAAGTTTGTGCGCGATCCGCAGAACGCGCTCATTCCTAGCGAGCCTTCACTGCGCTATGCGATCTGCACCGCGATCGCACGCATGGCGACGACAAAGAACTTCGACAACGTCGTCGCATACGCCAACCGACTGCCGCGCGAGTTTCAATTGCTGGTCGTTCACGACGCAACGACGCGCGACAAGCGCCTGAAGAATACGACGGCCTATACAAATTGGGCGATCAAAAACCAAGACCTGATCGTTCAAGCCGCCTGATCAAACCGAAGTCGCCAAACAAACATAACGGAGCAAATCATGAACGCTAAGCAACTCTCCACGCCGCTGTCCCGCAAGGCCGTGCTGGTATCGGTCAACATTTCGCAATGGACCGCGCGCAAGGTCGACAAGGCCGTGACTGAAAAGGTCAACGCCGATCACGAAGCGGCCAACGATGCCGGCCGTTACAATAAGCTGTTGATCGACAGCAAGCACCTTTCGAAGCTGACCGCGCTCGTAAGGCAGGCGCGTGAACTGCACTATACGATGACCTTGCCTTGGATGGATGAAGGCCCGCGCATTCTCGCGAACGTGCTGTTCGTTGATTTCTCAAATCAGTTCCGCACGATCAAGCGCGAGTTCGAGCGTGAGGCGGCAACGTTCACGGCAAACTATGCGACATACGTTGACGAGCGGCGCAAGCAACTCGGTCGCATGTTCAAGGATAGCGACTATCCATCGCCAACCGAAATGCGGAAGCGCTTCAAGATGGATTTGGTTGTCTTGCCGCTGCCCGACGCTGGCGACTTCCGCGTCGAGCAATTGGACGACGATATTGTCGACCAGCTTCGCAACGAACTTGCAGAGACGACGCGCGACGTTGAGCGTCACACGCTGCAAGAGACGGCGCGCCAGATCGTCGAAGTCGTCGGGCACATGAACGATCAGCTTAAGAAATACACGCAGCCGAAAGACGGCAAGCGCGCATTCTTCATGAATAGCTTGGTCGACAACGTGCGCGACCTTGCGAAATTGCTTCCGGCGTTCAATCTCACGGATGATCCGGAGTTGGCAAAGATCACGAAGCGCATCGTCAACGAACTGTGCGTCGAAGACGCCGAAACACTTCGCCGCAACGAAGACGTTTGCGTCACCGTGCAGAAGAGCGCGGATCAAATCGTCAAAGCAGTCGGCGGGCTTCTCGGATAATTGCCGGGAAGAATGGCACAATTAACCGGAGCAAACACAATGGACCGCACAGAGATTGACGCGCTCGCCACAGAGCGCGTCTTGAAGGCACGTTCCGAATTGATCCTGTCGCGCCGCTTCTATGGCGTGCTGGTGACGAACACGACGCCGGTTTTGTCGCGCAAGCATGCGACACTGGCAACCGATAGCGTGCATCACTTCTATAATCCCGACTATGTCGCGACGCTCGATCAAGACGAACTGCTGACGGTCATCGCGGAAGAAACCGAACACGACGCGCGGCAGCATTCATCACGCCGCGCGGGCCGCGATCCGAAGCGATGGAATAAGTCGTGCGACTATTCGATCATGTGCGACCTGAAGGCTGAAGGCTTCAAGCTTCCGGCCGACAGCTTTTATGATCCGCGCTTCGCCGGCATGTCCGCCGAAGACATTTATCGCACGCTTGAACTGGAAGAGCAGGCGCAACAGCAGCAACAGCAGGAAGACGACAATGCCGGTGACGCGGGCGACGATGCGGAAGAGGATGGCGCGCGATCCGCTGAAGACGCTATCGATAATGGCGATCAACAAACCGAAGCCGACGACGAGGCCGATGCGTCCGAAGACGACGGCGACGCATCCGGTGAAGGTGCAGGCGATGACGCGAGCGATGGCGAAGACGCTGGCGCATCGAGCGGCGGTGCTGACGGCGACGGGGATGCAGCCGGTGATGACGCCACGGGCGGCAATTCTGATCGTGGCGACGCGGAAGCTGGCGAAGCTGACGGCGACGCGGCCGGTGAAGACGGCGGCGAAGGCGAAGGCGTTCCGAACACTTCAGGCAAGCGCGTTAGCTGCGGTGAAGTTATCGACGCGCCTGAACCGGAGCTAGGCGAAGCGCCCGCGCCCAATTGGGAGCGGATCATGCGCCAAGCCGCATCGATATCGCGCGGCGTCGGCCAGTTGCCGGCGCATGTTGCGCGCGAGATTGAGGCTTCGAACAATCGCCCGCAAGATTGGCGTGAACAGCTTCGCGCTTTCTTCGATCAAGGCGCGGAGCGGATCGAAACTTGGAACCGCCCGAACAAGCGCTTTATCGGGCGCGGCGTCATGCTGCCGGGCTCGCAGCGCGACGGCATCAATAAGGTTGTCATCATCAATGACGTTTCCGGTTCGGTCGACGACATTGCGCAAGCGATGGTACGCGACGAAGTGCAAGCGGTGATGGATGAAGGCATCTTGAATGAACTCGTCGTGATCTATTGCGACACGCAAGTTATCCGCGTTGACGAGTACGCGGCCGGCGACGATATCGAGTTCGCCTCGATACGCGGCGGCGGCACCGACATGAGGCCCGCATATCGCTACGTCGAAGAGCATCACAGCGACGCGACGTTGATCATCAACTTCACTGATCTTCTGATCGGTGATCCCGGCCCCATGCCATCGGTGCCGGTGTTGTTCGCGGTGTTCGGCTATCCGCAGATGGTCAAGGCATTGATGGCGGCGACGCCATGGGAAGCGCCGGCAATCGACGTTGGCGCGCACTGACAACGAATAGGCGCGGGCTTCGGCCCGCGTCGCCTGCACGGCGTAAGACTTCGGCCCAAGAGACGCGCGAAGAAGACAGCGAATATCGGGAGCGGTCCCGACGCGGGGAATAAGCGGAGACGTAGCGTGGCAGTCCGGCTGCGGACGAACGACCACTATTGCAGTGCAGGCGCAGCGATTACACTTTCGAACCCTTGCGGCGAGGCGTTTCAATGGCGACACGCTTCTGGACAATGCCGCAAGCAAACTAGGCCGGGCCGATCCAATCGCCAGCGATCGAGCCCGGCCCTTTTGCTTTCCCCTCACAATCGAAAGGCAACCAAGATGGAAACCGAAGTGTTCGTTCGCCGCAACGGCGACGCATGGGAAGTGATCGTCAAATTCGCGAGCGGGTACACGACGCAGCCGGTCCCGTGCCACAACGAAAACGATGCGCACGTGTACGCGCGCGGCATCGAAGACGGCTTCAATCACGCTCAATTCGCGCTTGGCGCGATCCGCAATCGCGGCATCACTCGCGCGCACATCATCAAATGACGCGCCACGTTTTTCCCCCAACAGAGAGGCGACACAAAATGAGTTTCGACAGACAGATCGACTTGGCACCGCTCTTGAAGGCGATCGAGGATTTGCGCGAAGTGCTGAAGCCGACATGCGCACCGTTCCGGATCATGATCACAAGCGCCTCCTTCAATGAATTGTATTTGGTGCGATCGACAGACGGCGCGATCATGATGACGAACAGCGTCGGTGACAAGGTCGGATTGCAAGCCATCTTCGCAAGCCCCATGCGCCTATACCTTCAAGCTTCAAGATGCCGAGACGGGAAAGGATGCGGGCTCGCCAAGACCGGCCCCAACTTCAAAGCCGAGTTGTTCTGATGACGCACGTGTCCAAAGGCCGCCACGGTGCGCGCGGCGAAGGCAAGCGCATCATTGATGCCGATGGCATCGCAGTCATGATCAACGATGACGGCAGCGTCGTCATTGACGCTTATTCGAACGGCGGCGACGCCGTGCGACTTCACATCGATCCCGAAGACGCGGCATCGCAAGCGCACGTCTTCGCGGCATGGTCGCGCTTGCGGCACGCATTCAAACCAGCAGACCAGAGGGATGAAGTTTTATGAACCCGCGATCGAAGACGGTCGACGAAGCGATCAGAAACACTTGGGCGGTGCTTGCATCGCACGCTGCGAAGCGCGCGGCCGTTCACGCCGACTGCGATCGCTTTGCGGACGCGGTCAACGCGATGGATCGCGTCGCGCAATGGCTGGACAAGGCGGGCGCGAGGGCGACGAATTGGAAATATCGCGCGCCCGACTGATCAAACACACAACAGGGAGTTAGTGCAATGAACGCGAAGAAAACGCCGAAGCCGCCTTGGACGCTGCAAGAGTGGCGTGAGGCGCGCAACTATTCGAAGTCAGAACTCGCGCGCCTGCTTGGCTGCGGCCGCGCGTCGATCGACAATTGGGAGAACGGCGCGACGGATACGCCGCGCTACATTCAACTCGCTTGCATCGCGATCGAGCGCGGTGTCGTCGTCGACGGGATGGAGGAAGCATGAGCCACTACCGAATAACGATCGCGTTTGACGATCAGTTTCCCGACACGCTTGAGCAGCGATATCATTTCAGGCAGTGGGCGCAAAATGAATGTCGCAGCGATTTTGACGTGACATTCTCCCGCAACGATCACAACGGCGTCGTTTCCGCGATGATCGATTACTTTAAGGGCGACGCGGACGAGACGGCCAGCCGACTAAGCAAGCTGGATCGCGTTCGATCAGTTGGCGTTGTTCACGTCGCTGAAACCGAATGCGGCGTTTGGCGGAAAGGGAAGCGTGATGGCGGCGCGGCTGACTTCCTGATCTGGTCAAACGAACATCGCGCATGGTGGGCACCGCATTGCCGGGGTTATACAACAGTGACCGCTATGGCTGGACGCTACAGCGAGGCGGAAGCCGATCGGATCGTGCAAGATGCAAACGTGACCGGCGTCATCAACGAAGTGAAGTGCGCCGCCCCGTCGCGTGATCTTGTCGTCATGCAGCACTTGGGGAGAAACTATGGGCAAGGCTAAAAGTCACGTCGTCAAGAAACAGCAAGCCGTCACTCGATCGCTGCGAGGGATGAAAGCACTGTCGACCGGCTTGGACGATATCGACAGTCTGCGCGAACTGTTGGCTGAACGCATCAAGCGCGCAGCGCTGAACAAGAAAGCGCCGATCGCCGCCGTGCATGCCGTCTGCCAATCGCTTGAAGCGATCATCGAGGAATGACAGCGCGGCACAAGTGGAGCGATCCGCACCGCACCGAATATCGCACCGAACGAACGTGCATCAAGTGCGGCATCACGAAGACGACACGGCATGACGGCGACGGCTTTCCGTGGATTGAATTTTATCGCGACGATCATCGCATCGTCACAGACAACAATCGCACGCCAGAGTGTGAACAACAGCAGGAGCAAAAACCATGAGCGTCACGTTTTTCGTCGGCGTCGAAGAGGAACCGCGCATTCAGTTCACAATCACTGTGGAAGCAGAGGGAAAAATCCCGCAGTTGATAACACTGCCCGACAAATCGTTGATTGGATACACCGGATCATATGCCGGCGGCGGCCTTCGTTACAGTCGCATCACAAGCACGATGACCTTTAGCGGCATGGTGCATGATTGGCCGCTTTACACCAAGTTGAAAGGCTGATCGCATGGCCGACGATCTTTTCACACACGCCGAACGCCGCGCCGAAGCGAACGCCGCAAAGCGCGCCGGCATGCAGCAGTCGGAAGACAACGCCGACGAAGCATGGTCGCGATTGATGCTGCAACTTGTGGAACGTGTCTGCCGGCTGTTCGATCAGTTCAACGCCGACGACGTTTTCGACATGTACGACAAAGAGCCGTCGCCGCCTCGCACGCATGATCCGCGCGCGTTCGGCCCGGTGATGATGCGTGCCGCAAAGCTTGGATGGTGCGAGCGGACGAATACGGTCACGCAATCGCGGCGCAAGTCGTCGCACGCGCGGCCGCTGACGAACTGGCGAAGCCTGCTTCGCTAAAAAAAATGGCGGCGATCTAATGGGGGGAAGATCGCCGCCTTTGAGACCGCACAAGGGGCAGGGGAGTGCGGTCAGTAACCCCGGCAATTCATACCCCGGCCAATCGTTCCTCTCAAAGATCGGATTTTTTACGATGTTCACAGCCAAGCAGAAGCGCGAGGCGATCGAGCGCGAGTTGAACTATCGGCGCTTCGTGTATCCCGGACGCGTCGCCGCCGGAAAGATGACGCAAAAGCTCGCAGACTTGCAGATCGCCATATTCGAGGCGATCAAGGCCGACTATGCGGAAGCCGAGAAAGGCGAGCGGCTTCTGTAGGGCGGCCGCCCGCGCGTTATTCCGGCCGGGCCGCCACTTTCCGCGCCGGGAAACGCCGGGCGCATGGGCGGGCCGTTTCTGGCCGTTCGCTTGGCGTCCCCGGCCGGGTTCGAACCGGCGTTTGCGACGTGAAAGGCCGCTTTCCTAACCGCTAGAAGACGGGGACGAATGCCGCCGACATAGAACGGCCGCCCGTAGGAGCAAACCACCGGGCGGCCGCCGCAAGAGCCATCCGAAGTCGCCAGACCTAACGGAGAGCCCGGGGAAAATGATCGGACGGCCATGCGAAGTCAATGGGCGGTGTCCCCGCAGTTCACACGGGCCGAATTCTGGCCGCTTGCCAAATCAGCGCGACGCGGACCATAAACGCAAACCGGCCCGCGCTTCGAACGCGGGCCGGAAGATGGCGACGAAGTCTGCTCACTTCGGATCGACACCGTGAGGCCCGAGAGATACGCGATTGTACGCGCGTGTTCAAGCGGCCCCGGCCCCAATCCAAAGCGCGCTCATTCCGTCACATCGCAGAACCTACCGCCGCGCCTTGTTCAGCGTTCGCGCCGGCAGTCGTCACGATTTGACAGTTGTGCGGGCTCGCGAAGGATCAGCCCGCTAGAGACGCCAATCGTGATCGGGTTTGCTGCTTCCGAAAGCAGGACGACCCATGGCGAAGGGGAACGCGGGATATTGGTCTCGCGCCGTTGACGCAATTCAGGCTCGCCAAAATCAGAGAGGGCAACGAAGTACCCGGCGCAGCGCCAATGCTGCGCTCCGCCTGTAGGGCGGCAGAGCAATCCCCTTGATTGGGTATCTCTGGAGGGAAGGCGAATGCATTGGGAGAACGGGATGCCAAGAGGGCGACGACGACGGAAGCGTGATCAAGCAGCGGCGGCCGGTGAAAAAATCGCTGTGCGTCTTGCTGTGATGAATGCCGCCGCACAAACAGCTGCGCTAGAGTGCGGCGATATTCTGCTTCGCGAAATGTCGCGAAGGCGTCAACCGTATGAGAATGCGCTGCATGCCGCCGTCACGCTCGCAACGGCGCGCGGCATCGATATCAAAGGATTATCACAAGCCGCCATCATTCGACGCGTCGCGGGCCGCGTCGGCAGATCATCGCAGCGCTGGAGCGCGTACAGCACGGCATGGCGCGATGATCGGCAAAGCAGCGGCGCGGCGTCGCCCGTTCGCATCATCATGAAAGACGGGATATCCGTCGAAGGGGAGAAAACTCAATGACTGTTCGCATCAAGATCGACCCGACTTCGCTCGCCGCGTTGATCGCTGCAAATCCCGACGTGACCGTCGAACTGGAAAAATTCGCCGCCGACGCTGTCGCCGCGCAGATCATCCGCAAGGTCGATAGCGGGCGGATGGCGCAAGACGTGATCGAGAACATCAATCGCCAGCTTCGGCAGTACAACATTCCGGCCGAACTGCGAAAGTCGATCGACGGAATGATCGACAAACTTTTGCAAGATCGCATCAGCCGGTTGGCTGACATTGCTGTCCACAACGCCATTAGCGACAAGGTCAAAAACCTTGACGGCTGGACGAGTGCGCTGATCGAAAAGCGCCTTGACGCGATGATCATGCAGAAAGTCAGCGCCGCGATCGCCGCCGCTGCGAACCTGAAGGCGTGACGCCATGACGATCAAGCAAATGGCGATCAACTTCATCAGCCGCGATGACGTTGAAGTTTTGCGCGTCGATCAATCCGGCCTCAGCGATTTTCGTCCGCTCGAAATGACGATCAAGGCGCGCGTGATCTGGACGAACGCGCCTGTAAGCGATTTCGATGCAAACGTCACAAGCAAGCCCGCGACGCGCGGCGCGGAAATGACGCAATGGGCAGTCGACACGTTCGGCCCGGTCGCGCTGAACAAAAGCGAGCGCTTGATGCGCTTCGTCGAAGAGGCGATCGAGACCGCGCACGCCGGCTTGCTTCCGGTGATCGTTCTGGATCGGATCATCGATCGCGTTTACAGCTACGAAAATATCCCGATGCCGGGACGCGAAGCGTTCGCGAAAGAACTGGCGCAAGCAATGCTCACGCTCGAATGTCTCGCGCACGTTCACGGCATCGATGTGAACGCCGAAGTCGACAAGGAAGTCGCGCGTCTCAAGGCGAGCGATCCAGAAGAGCGGCGCGCGCGCCACCGCAAGAAAGTCGAGTTAGGTATCGCCATCAAAGGGGAGTGAACATGACTGAAAAAATGACGCTCGATGAATTTGCAAAATTGATCGAGGCGAACTTGCGAAACATGCAGGCTGAACAAACGCGGTTGATCGAAGCCGCTGTCTCTGCCGGGCTCGATCCTGAAAACTGCATCGGCATCATGAGCGAAATACTGGCGAAGATCGAACGCGAACAGAAAGAGGAAAACTGAAATGCCCATGCAGGAAATGCAAATGCCGTCGCGTGAAGTGATCGAGCGCTTGACGGTTCACGTCAACAATCACTGCAACAGCGTCGTGAAGACGGCGCAAATGCTCGATCGCGTCGCGCACGCCGCCGGCCGTGATCAAGTCGAAGGCGCGCTTTACTTCGAAATGATCATCGCGCAGATCGCCGCGAACTATCTCGGGCAAGTGCCATTGGAGTTTCGCGCCGAACTTCGCTCACGCGTGATCATCATGATTGATCAAGCGACGAACCTTGTCGCGCAACAGATTGCCGAACAGACAGCGGTGAAGCAGTGATGGCAACGTTCATTGATCCGCGCCACTTCACGGCGCTTCACTATCGCGACCAGAAAGCCGAACGAGCTCGCTCGCTTGAAGGCCGCCACATGAGCAAGCTGCACCGATCATCGATGCTCGATCACGCCGGCACGGTGAACGTGTTTCTGAACGCATGGCGCGCGGGCCGGCGGCCGTCTGTCGATCGAGCGCGCATGCGCAGCGAGTTCATGCGCCAAGCTGTTGAGCGCGGCATGAGATTGACGCCGGAAGTGATGGCGAAGATCGACGCGCAGATCGAGGCGACGCTGTGAGCGACCAGCACAAATACAAGCGCGGCAACCGTCGCGCTTTCTTCGTTACCAGCGAGCGCGCGTTTTCAGCGCTGCCGCATTGGCTCGCTGAAAAGAACGTCGATAGCTTTTCGTTCAACGAACTTGGGGAAATTCGGGTGTCGCGCCGGATTGGCAGTCGCTTCGACTGGCGCGGCACCATAATCATAAAGGCGGCGGACAATGATTTGCGCGTGAAGCTGTTCGAGCAAACGCGCGCCGCTCTTCGTGAAATTTTCTCAAGGGATAATCGCCATGACGCCAGACATGCAGAAGTTCACGATGGAAATGCATTCGGTGTGTCGTCCGGAAATTGACGGCACGTTCACGCTGATCTTTTACTTCGAAAATCTTCCGTCGCGTGAGTTGGCGTTGTTCGTAAGCGCACACGTCGAAAACGCGATCTATACGATTGCGGATAACAGGGAGAAACCGAACTGATGGCGAACACACGCATACACGGCAACGTCGTCTTTGAATGCGACTGCTGCGACGAAACGCTTGAAACGAACGAGCGCGTTTTTGGCGATGCGGTCGACGCAAAGCGCGAAGCCGGATGGAAGAGCGAGAAAGTCGAAGCCGAATGGCTGGACCTTTGCCCGAAGTGTGCGCGGTGACGCGCCTTCGTTGCTGCGTTGGCAGGAGCAAACCAAAATGATCATAGTGACATTCGAAACGATGCTATTCGCTTGGCTGTATGTGTGGGGATTTGTCATGATCCTCGCCGTTGTGCCGTCGCGATCGACAACCTACAGGATCGTGCGCGCGCTGCTGTGGCCGGTCGCAATCCCTCTATTGATGTTCGGCGGATTTATTGCCGGCATCATTTCGACAGCCGCAAATGAACGTCGACCTTGAACGTCTTGCGCGGATCGTCGCGCTGTTCGACAGCGACAAAGACGGCGAGCGCGCGGCGGCGTTCAACCGCGCGGACAAGATCATCGCAGACGCCGGCATGGTGTGGACCGAAGTGCTGGCGGAAATGTTCACAGTCAAAGAGCCGCAGCCGATGCGGCTGTCGCATGTCGAGTTCGGCCACGTCGACAAGTGCCGCGACATGCTCCGCAACCATGATGATTGTCTTTCGGCATGGGAGCGGAATTTTCTGGCAGGCATCTGTGAAAAGATGCACCTTTCACGCAAGGAAGCGGCGCGCTTCGAACAGATCGAACACAACATAAAGTTTCGACGCGAGACACGAGCGGAGTTCGGATGATGAAGACGCCAGCAATCACAGTCGACGTATCGGACATGGTCAAGATCGAGCCGTTCTATATGATCGGGCAACACGCGATCGGGCGCAATTTATCGTCGCTACACCGCGCGGCAGTTGTTGCGCTTGGGCTAGAAGAAAAATGCGGCGAACTTGATACGTTCGATCACATCGAACACGCGACGCTCGTCATGCTCACGATGCAAGCAATGTCATCAGAGCCGCTGAACGATCTGTTCGTCTTTTCGTCGAAAGATTATTTTCCATCATAGCAAAGGGGAGAAGTTGGCAATGGCCGCGCGATCAATCGCCAAAGGGGATGGCGTTCGTGATCTTGTAAGGCGTGCGGATGAATTCTTGGAAGCGCATAAGGACAAGCCGAAAGGCGCGGGCTATGCGCTCTTGAAGGAAACGGCCGACGCACTGCGACGGCTGACGAAAGTGCAGCAATGCGCGCAACAGTTATCGTTCATGGTCAACGCCGACGTTAGCCGGCAACTTGTGACGGTCACGCCGACGAACGTTCCGACGAACGTTCCGCCAGCGCCGGGCGACGTGTGGACGTTCGAAGTGTTCTGGCGTGAGCGACCAAGGCGCGGCGGCACCGACAGCCGGCGCGATGCAAAGACAGCATGGGACGCTGCGATCAAGCGCGGCAACAATCCCGAACAGATCATTCGCGGCGTGATCGCGTATCGCGAGCGATGTGAGCGCGAAGGCAAGATCGGCACCGAATACGTGATGCAAGCGCGCCGCTTCCTTCGATCCGAAGAGTATCAAAACCAATTGAGCATGAGCCATGACACGCCGCCAGACACCGACCCCAAGACAGCCGCAATCAATCGCCGCGCCGCTGGACGCGCTACCGCAATGGCTTCAGCATTTTTGCGACAACCTTCGAAACAGTAGGGCGGACGAAGTCGCGCGGCAGATCGCTGCGCGGCTTCCGCTTCCGCCGCACGAGCGCAGGCAAGTGCAGGACTATCGCGAAGCGGTGACGCAATCGCTGGTCAACTCAACACCGAACGCAAGCAACGCGGCCGCGCTCGAAGCGGCAACGATCGTCGTCAAGATCGCATCGGTGTACGGGCCGCGCGAGAAGTCGGAAGCCGATGATATGGCGTGGGGCGAAGCGTTCCGCGACGCGATCGACGACGTGCCCGTGTGGGCAATCCGCGAAGCGTTCCGTCGCTGGAATTGCGGTGATGCCGGATTGGACAGCGACGGTTCGCCGTTCCTCTATCGGCTTGGGCCGCGCCCGCCACAGCTTCGTAAGATCGCGCGGGAAATTGTTGCAATGGAAAAATGGCGAGCCAGCATCGCGGAAAGACTGATCAATGGCAAAGCGACCGATCAACATTCTTGAGAAACACGGCACGGAAGCTTTCACGATGCCGCCCGGCGCGATCGCGCAAGCGGCGATCGAAGATGTGAAGCGCTACTTCAGAAACAAGGCGCGCGCTCGCGACGAAAAAGACGCGGGCGCGCGTGACGATTGGGAGCAATACGCCTTCGCGCGCGTTCACGTGCATCAGGCATTGAACGAGATTGAATGCGCGAAGGCGTTGCTGAAGCTTGCACTGAAGTTTCGCAAAGTCGGCAAGCACAGCAGCAAGCCGATGACGCGCTACATTTACAGCCGACCGAAGTTGATCCGCGCCGCGATCAAGGAAGTCGACGCGCGCGCACGGAGCAAACACGATGACAGTGTTTCGCGGTGATCTGACCGGCCATGACCGCTTGTGCCGCCAGCGGTTTCATCTTTGTTTGAAATGCACTTGCGAAAAGGGAGCAAACGCAATGAAAGACACGCCAGACAATTGTGCCCACTGCGGCGGGCGCGCAAGCTTCGGATCGCCGCCGATCGGTTTTCAGATCGAGTGCAACAGTCCGAAGTGCGCGACAACGTCGGGACTATTCCCGACAAAGCCGATGGTTTTGAGCGCGTGGAATAAGCGCGCCGTCATCACAGAATGGCAACCGATCGACACCGCGCCGAAAGACGGAACGGATATTCTCGCGATCGACAACGCCGTGCAGGGCGGCTTTCATCAAGTCGTGTTTTACAACAACGAAGGCCCCGGCCCGTATCGATGGCACGTTGCCGATGGCCCCGCGTATCCCGAAGGTTTCTTCACGCATTGGAAGCCGCTCGATAAGACGCCAAGCGAAATGGAGCGCGACAAATGATCGGTGAGGAATGTCGAAACTGCCGCTTCGTCTATTACTTGACGGTGTCGGCTGAATATCAATGCCGCCGGCACAGCCCGGCGATATTTCAGGAAGTGGCCGGCGAGCGATTTTCGCGTGACGCCGCCGGCAACGAAACGTCGGAAAAATTCATCAGACCCGTGACGCGATGGCCGATCGTCGACCGTGACGATTGGTGCGGCGACTATCAGCGAAAGGGCGAGCCATGAGCGACGCAAAACGAACAGCCGACAAATACATCGGGCGCGATGGCGGCCCGCCAGTGACCAGCGTGCCGAAGGTGCGAGTTCGGCGCGAGGAACGTCGCGCACGTGCCATCCTGAAAACTTCTTTCTTCTGTTCAGTGTGCGGCAAGGAAGAGAAGATTTTCGCGGGCGCGCCGGCCGGCTACGTGCCGACGATCTGCGTTGCATGCGGTCGGGCTCAAATGGAAAAGTCAAAGCAGTTCGTTGCTGACCTGACGCGGCAGATTGGCGAACTGATACCCGTTGCGCACGCCGACTTGCAGGAGCGAAAGATCGCAGCGAACGAAGGCCGCATTGACCGCAAGCAACTCGCCGCATTCGATCACGCGTTTGAAAAGCTGGTGGACATTCACGAAAAGCTGCTTGCCCGCGATCCGCCCATCGACAGGCCGCAAGCCTTCCGCCAATGCAGCGCGCCCGGCTGCACGTTCAAAGAGCCGGTCGACACCAAGAGCCCACAAGGCATGTTCATCGGTGAAAAGTTCGTCTGCAATGAACACGCGAAACTCGATCGCGTCGCAGTTGGGACAGTGCGACCATCAGCGGCGATCGCAGAAAGTGACAAGCCATGAAACTTGAATATCGAGGAACGGGGACCGGCGCGGGCTATCACATCAAGCTTTATAGCGGCCCCGATGGTCATAACGTCATCATCGGGACGGAGCGCCAAGCGGAAGAGTTGATCGACAGCATCGCCGCCGCGTTCAACACAACAGGCGACGACGTTTACACCGATAAAGTGCTTGCCGACTTCATCGAGATTGAAAAGCTTCTGTGCGATGCGCTTGGCCGGCAATGGAAACCATCGGGCATGAGCATCGTGACGCTGATCGCTGATATCAAGTCGCGGCTGCACGATGACTGACAACCCGCAAGAGTTTCTTGATGCTTGGTGCATCAACGTCGGCGCGCTACGTTATTTCGGCATCCTGACGTTCACCGACAAACCCGAACGAATGATCGCGCCGAGCGGCGCGCTGTATGTGTCGACGGCGTGCTTAGTCGCTGAAGCGATGGACGAGAGTGATGCCTGACGACTTCATTGCATGGGACGAAGCGCAGCGCGAAATGCAGCGCGAGTTTGAAGCGCGCAAGCAGCGCAACGCCGCGCACAACACGATTGCGCGCGAGAATGCGGAAGCCGCAGAGATACGCCGTCGCGAACGCCAGCGCGACGCGCCACGCCTATCGCTAGACGAACTGCGCCAGCGCTACGGCGGCGAGACGTGGGGCATCGATAACCGCGATCGCACCAAGAGCGAACCGACGCCGCACGAATTGGCGGCGCGGCTTGAAGCATTGAAAGCCGTCAAAGCTTTCACAATCGTCAGCGACGAACTGAACAAGCAGATCGAAGCCGTACTAGACCGCAACGCCATAGCAGGAGCAAAACACGATGGCATTGAGTGAGAAAGGCGAACGCATTGTGCAGGATCGCGCGGCGTGGAAAGTCCGCGTCTTCCGCCAGATGGCGCAAGCTTTAACCGATAGCGATCGATTTGAAATTCTCGCGACCGCTTTCAATCGCGCGACCATTGAAGGGCTCGAAGACGCGATCGAAGTTGCCGAAGCGCAGGGCGCGGACGCCGTCGTCACTTCGCTTCGCAGGGTGATCGTCGATCGATTGCAGGCGATCGAGGAAGAGCGAGGGACGCCGCAATAGAACTACCGAACCGGCAACGCGCTGGCCGCAACAGCGCATTTTCTAAAATGGAGCAAACGCAAGTGCCTAAGCCAAAGAAAGTCGCCACCGCTGAAGTGGTCCCGATGAAAATCACAGCAGCAAAAAAGATCGCGAGCGATCCGAACACACGACAGGCGATCATCGCGCCGCCGAAGTTCGAAACCGCAGCGATCCGCATTCGCGGAACGTCGCCGTATGTGCAGCATGCTTTCAGTCAGAAGTCACAACAGACGATGATCGAAACGCAAATGGCCGGATCGCAGGCGCGCAAAGGACGCCAGCGCGATCCGAAAGATTTCGACGCCGTCTTCGAAGGCGCGAAACACAAGTCGACCGAAGGATGGTGCGGCATTCCCGCGCCGGCATTCCGAAACGCGATGATATCCGCGTGCCGAACGATCGGCTTCAAGATGACGCTGGCGAAGCTGTCGCTGTTCGTCGAGGCGGACGGCTTCGATGCCGTCGACGGGACGCCACTTGTGAAGATCACGAAGGGCGATCCGGAACGGCATTTCGCGCCAGCACGAAACGACAACGGCAGCACCGATATTCGGTGCCGCCCGATGTGGCGCGAAGGTTGGGAAGCTGTCGTGCGCATTCGTTGGGATGCCGCGCAGTTTTCCGCAAGCGACGTTGCGAACTTGTTCGCGCGCGTCGGCTTGCAAGTCGGCATCGGTGAGGGGCGGCCAGACAGTCGCAATTCTGCCGGGCTTGGTTGGGGATTGTTTGAACTCGTATCGTAAAGGAACGGAGCGAAATGTCGGTAAAGCTGAAAAATGAATTGCTGGCGGTGAAAGCCGCCAGCAAAGACGGCATGCTTCACGCTGAAGATGTCGTCGACTTCGCGCGCAAGAATAAGCGCAGCGAACTGAACTCAATGTTCATTTGGGATGACGCCGAAGCCGCGAAGGAATATCGCCTTTGGCAAGCGCGTCGATTGATCCAGTTGCATGTTGTGCAGGCGGATGGATCGCCCGTGCTGGTGTCACTGTCGATCGACCGCGTCGACGGCGGCGGATATCGGGCGATCGATGAAGTCGCAGCATCGCGCGACTTGATGGAAGTTCTTTTTGATGATGCGATGAAAGAACTATCGCGCGTGCAAGCGAAGTTTCAACGTGTGCAAGCGCTCAACGAAGTTTGGTCCGCTGTCGATCGAGCGAAAGACAAGCGGCCGAACAAGACGGCGTCACGCGCAAGCGCGTGATGCAATCGGGCGCGGTTAGGCGTGACAGGCGCGGTTAGGTTCGGCAGGCATGGCTAGGCTAGTTCGCGCTAGGCATGTCCGGGCTTGGCAGGCTAGGCACGGATCGGCGGGGTTTGTCTCGTCAAGGCGTTGGTTAGGCGCGGCAGGCAAGGCATGGATGCGCAGGGCTGCGCAAGCATCGGCGACGCCCGGCAGGCGTGAACGGGAACGGCACGGCAGGACGAGGCGCGGCAGATCATGGCACGGCAGGCCCGTCGGGGTTGGGCACGTTTAGGCTTGGCTTGGCATGGCGCGGTTTGGCAGGCGTGGCACGCATAGGCATGGCAGGCTTGGACCGGATCGGCAGGGCAATGCGTGGCGTGTGTGGGCATGGCAGGGCGGGCGTGTCGAGGCACTTCCGCGCGTGGTTAGGCATGGCGCAGCACGGCAGGCGTCGCTCGTCGGGGACCGGCGCAGCCGCGTTGGGCATGGCATGGCAGGCTTTTTGTTTTTGGAAGAAAAAGGGAGGGGGAAATGTTGCGAGTTCTTGACACTGAAACAACCGGGCTGAACGGCGAAGTCGTCGAGATAGCGCACACCGATGTTTTTCGGATGACGGATGGCGAATGGACGATCGGGCAAACGCGGTCATGGCTGGTCGATCCCGGTTGCTTGATCGAGTTCGGCGCAATGGCGACGCATCATATTGTCGACGAAGACGTGAAGGGGAAGCCGTTGCTTTCCGAAGTGATCCGCGATCATGGCGTTTACGAGCCATTCACGCATAAAGACGGAACGGTCGACCCGATCGAAGCCTACGCTGCGCACGTGGCATCTTTCGATCGAGAACGCCTTGCCAATCTCGCGCCGACGAATGCGCCATGGATTTGCACGTGGAAAGTCTCGCTTCGTCTCGCGCCGAAACTGGACAGCCATAAAAATTGGGCGATGGCGTATGCACTTCGCTTGAAGCTTGATCCGGCGCGGGCGCATCCGCCGCACCGCGCGGGCGCGGACACTTTCGTCACTGCGAGCGTGCTTGTTCGCGCGCTCGCGAAGCTGACGATCGCTGACATGATCGAGATTAGCTCGCAGCCTGCATTACTCTATCGGTGCAGGATCGCAGCGACACCGATCGGCGGCACGCGCAACGATCCTAAGCTGAAAGATTTGACGTTCGATCAGATCGATGCCGGCTATCTGCGATGGATCGTCGACACGTTCAAAGACGACGAAGACATGATCTTCACTTGCCAACACGAATTGCGCCGTCGCGGCGTGTCACTGTAGGGGAAGCACATGGCGAAAAGAGAGATAGGCCCGAAAGAGGCGAGCGTGATCGCGCTGCGAATGCGGCGCGGTGACAATTACTTTAGGCCCGGCATTCGATCAGCCGAGCCGCTGAAGCCCGGATCATCACTCGATAATCCGATGCCGAAGCGCAAGCCGCGCACGAAGCCCGGCGTCTTTCAGATGCCGGATGAAGCGACGTTGAATAAGGCCACGCGCGGGCGGCCGCGCAAGGTTTTGAAACGCAAGAGCGCGAAGCGCAGAAAGGCGAAGAGCAAATGAGCGAAAAACGCATGTCCCTAGATATGGACGACTTCAATCATTTCGCAGGAACCGTCTTAGACGAGACTGGCAAATTCCAGCGACACATGAACGCCCGGCACGGGCCGCGCCCCGAAAACGCATTCGTGATCTTGAACGTCATGGCGCTTGTCGCCGCGACGCAGATCGCCAGCGCGAACGACGACGAACGCGAGCGCGTTCGCGAATGGTTTGACGGCGCATTGACGCAATCGATCGCAGATCAGATCGCCGCCGCCGTCAACGACGTTTAACCCCCGCGCCACGGGCGCAACACCAAGCAGGAGCAAAGAGCCATGATGACCAAGTCCCAAGCAAAGCAGATCGAAGATATCGCCAGAGGCGAAGCGCTGGACGTGACGAAATTGATCGCGGACAACGATGCGACGAAGGCGATGAACGGCGTCGTCGAAGCGCAAGCCGCAGACCCGCGCGCCACGTTCGCGCCGCCGCCGAAGCTGCCGGATAGCTTCATACACATTGAAGGCGTGAGCGACGCCGGCCGGCTGTCGTCGACGGCGGCCGCGCAGCAATTGCTTTCAGCGGCGAACGCGATCGAGGAAGCCGGCAAGGAATACGAGCGTGCCGGCGAAGATGCGGCGCGTGTCGGCCGCGAGTTGGCGCAGGAATATGCCGAAGTCGCGGAGAAGTATCGCGAGCGCGCGGCCGGGCTCTTCGAGCAAATCCAGACGGCCGCCATTCGCAGCCAGCGCGCGCGCGAGTTGGCGCAGACGTTGATTGATAACCTTGATCGCTGATCGAGGATAAAGCGACGGCCCGGTCGATCGGCCGGGCCGAACCATCACAAGAGGAAAGACGAAAGAACTATGGCAAACAACAAAACGACTTCCAACGCTGTCAACACTCCGCCGCCGGAAGAGACGCCGGGCACGCCGGGCAAAGACAAGATGACCGATCTAGGCTTGAGCTATGAAGCGGCCGCGCATGGCGTACAGGCGGCGATCGCATTCGACATGAGCAGCGGCAAAACGGCGACGCTGCCAAAACACTTGCGCGTCGGCATCGATATGCAAAAGGCCGACATGCTCGCGCTGGTGTGCCTGCTGATCGACAAAGGCATCATGACGCCGGAAGAGTATGACGAATATCTTCGCCTTGCTGCGAACACCGAACTGCACACGCGCGAGCAGGAACACGCGCGCATCGGATCGAGTATCAAATTCCGATGACCGAACAACGTCCGGTGCGGCAGCGATCGCCGCGCCTGATCGATGACGCCTATCTGATCTGGCTTCGTCAGCAGCGTTGCGCGTGCGGGTGTTTACAGCCCCCGCCGTGCGACGCCGCGCACATTCGATCGGGCTCGCTCAAATACAATAAGCCGCCACTCGCCGGCATGGCGATGAAGCCCGATGATCGTTGGGCGCTTCCGCTGAAGCATGCGCATCACATGGCGCAGCACGCGCACGGCGATGAGCTAGGATGGTGGCGAGCGCACGGCGTCAACGATGTGTTTGCGCTCGCGCTCGATCACGTCGCGCGCTACTTGAAAGAAAATCCGGACGCGCCAGCACCGCGCGTTCAGAAGCGACGGCGCGCGAAGATGAAGCGCACCGCGCCACGTTCGCGCCCAATGCCGGGCACGAAGGCCAGCGGCATCAAGCGCCGCATGAATGGGGAAGTGATCAGGCGATGAACAGATGCGATCAATGTCGGCATTGGGATGCCAGCAGGGCATTCACAACACCGCGCAGAGTGAGGCTAGGCGCTTGCGATAAGGCATTGCACGTTACTGACTGTGACGGCGATCCGCAGCAAATGATGTTCGTCAGTGATCCGGACATGCAAAGCGCGACGCTGTGGACGGCTGACAACTTTTCCTGCGCGCACTTCGATCAAAGGCAATCGTGATGATCCGCACAACAGTCGCACTATGGGGTTGCAGCTATTCGCTGACGATGAAGATCAAGCAGACGATCGCGATGAACGTCTTCGAGTTCGCCGCGATGTGGTTTGTTCTGACGATCGCGACGACGATCGTTATCGTGATGCTCGCGGCTTTGAGCCTTCCACGCCACGAAACATCGGAAGCGCCGCGACGGCGTGGCGGGGAACGAGAATAGACCGCTGATAGGACCAGACCGCCATTGCGTCGGCCGCGTCGCTGTCTTCAAACTCCCAACCAAGATCATTGCACTTCGCCTGCACGCGGCGCTTGCCTTCGTCGCCTTTCGGATTGCTGCCGATGAAGTGCATCCGAACTTGACTAACGCTCGCTTCAAAAACCTGCACGTGCGTTTGATCGAAGATTTCGTCGGTGTGTTCGGACAAGCCGAACAGGAAGCGCGCCGTCTGAATGTTCTGGCCGGCGAACGGCCGTTCATAGGTCACGATATCCGCGCCGACCGTGTTGACCATGTCGACCAGCCATTCGCGATAGCGGCGATATCTGCGCGGGCGCGGCGTGTCTTTGTTGCCGAATAGAATGCTGCCGCTCTTCGGCTTGGCGTCGCCGCAGCGGCCGAAGGCGAAGCCCACGCGCGACGCAAGGTCGAGCGTGAGCAGCATCGTGTTTTCGTGATCGGTCATCGCTTCGGCGCGGCTTTGTCGAAGCCCGGCGTCGCGGCGTTTTGCAGAACGATGCGCGGCGGATCGCGACGCTGTACGCGCTGAATATCAAACCAATGCGCCTCACGCGGTTCGCCCTTATCGTTGACGGGCGGCGCGAGAAGACATTGCGTGCAGCCGGTGATGTAGTTGACGAGACCGACGACGACGCCTTCAAAGCCGGTGATCATGCAGCGGGCGGTGTCGCCTAGTTCAACTTTTGCCATTTCGAAACTCCCTATGTGCGGTTGGAAAAAAGGCCGTGACGCCTTTCCACGTCACGGCCCCAAGCTTTGCGCCTTCGTTTTTTCCAGAGCGTTATAAAACGAGGGGACGCAGCGCTTGATCAGTGCGCCGTTTCGCGCTCTTCCGGCGTCGGATGCAACGGCTTGAATTCGTCGCCCTTCAGTTCATCGCCAGTCTTGCCGACAGGCTGCTTGCCGTTCGCCGTAAGGGGAACGACGTTATCGCCCTTCGGCTTGATCGACGGCGTCTTGCCTTCGATCTTCGCGCGGGCTTTCTTGATCGCATCCTTCGTCGGCTTGTTTTCCTTCGTCCAGCCGAACAGCGACATTTGCACGCCGTCTTTGCGGGCTTCGGCCACCAAGCGCGCCTCGATCTGATCTTCGCGTTCAAGGTCGTCGATCGCAGACTTCAGCTTGCGCTTGCCGAGTTCGATTGTGATCTGAAGACGCATGATGCGCTTTGGAATGCCGATCGCCTTCGCTTCCTCGATCAGCCCGGCGATGCCTTTGCGCACCGTCTGGCATTTCTTCATGTGCGAGCCGGCGAGGCTATCCAGTTCGTCATGCTTGCCCATGACCTTTTTGAGAAGAGCGTCGATCTTCTTGCCGTCATAGTCGGCGGTTGATGCGGCGGCGGCTGTTGCGGATTTTGCCATGTATGGCCCCTTGCTGAAGCGACACGACGGCCCGGCCGGCGTCGTTCGCTTGTTCGGTGTGGGGATTAAAGTCCGGCCGGGGAATTCTGCAAATCAGGTTGCGCGAAGCCTACGCGCGACAGGGAAAAGCGTCAAAGAGAACTTTACAAAATCCCGAACAAAATGCAGTTTGGCGAATGCGCGCTTCGCCAATTTTTTCCTATCGGCGCGCAATGGAGCAAAGATTAAAAATGACGAAGCCGACTTCGGTCGACCTGCACATAGGTCGACACATCAGAACCGTGCGCATGCGCTACGGGATAGAAGCGCGCAAGATGGCGGACAAACTCGGGCTCTTGCCGCAGCAAGTGAACAAGTACGAAACCGGCGTCACGCGCATTCCGGCAAGCACGCTGTTCGCGATCGCCAAGCTGTTAGACGAACCGATTTCTGCATTCTTTCCGTCGCTGACGGTCGCAGCCGCGAAGCCCGATGAACTGCGCCGCTCATGACTGGACGCCAACCGGCGAGCGCGCGAGCTATATCGACTTCACGCACAAGCGTTTGAGAAAGGGCACGACGTTTCACGATCGATGCGTCGTGCCGGCGATCTTCCTTCACTGCCGCCGCTGTCCGGCTGAAGGCTTCAGGATCATGAACAGACCGGACAGCAAGATCGTTTACATCATCCCGAAGGAAACAGAATGAGTGACGAGACCGAAAGCAAGCTTGCCGAGATAAAAGAGTTTCTGGAATTCCCGCCCGTGACGATGGCGCAATCATTTGCGATCGCCGCGCGCATGGTGCTTGGATTAATCCCGCAATTCTACAAAGATGGCGACGACGACAAGCAAAAGACGGCCATGAGCTATATGTGTTTGCTCGTTTTCTTTCACGAGCTATGCACGCCGGCAAAGCACAAAGACAAGATGATCGCGCTTCTGACCGCCATCATCGATGAACTGCGAAAAGGGGACAACGATGCCGGTCAAAATCAGACGGAAGTTTAAGCTGCCGATCGCTGCACCGGGCATCTATGGCGGCGTGGCGATCGAGGATTATCACAGCGCGGAATTCTGCGGCGCGGCGCATGCCGTGTCGTCGTCCGACTTGCGCACGTGCTGGGCTTACAGCCCGCGCCATATGTTTCACAAGTGGCGATGCAATCCCAATCGTGCGCAGGACAACGCGACGAAGCCGATGATCTTAGGCCGCGCGACGCATCATCTTCTGTTAGGCGAAGCGCACTTCAAGACGCTGTTCGTCGGTCAGCCCGACAAGGTGCGATCGGAAAAGGATGGCATCGTTCCGTGGAATAACAACCGCACGGAATGCAAAGAGTGGAACGAAGAGCAGCGCAAGGCCGGCCGCACGATCCTGAAAGACGGCGAACTTGAAGCGATCGTCGGCATCGGCCGCTCGATCGCAGCATGGCCCGCCGCAATGGATTTGCTGCGCGGTGAAGTCGAATGCAGTATGGTTGCGCGCGATCCTGAAACCGGGCTGCTGTTGCTCGCGCGCCCCGACGCAATCCCGACAACGTCGGGCGACTTCGCGGACCTGAAAACGATTGCCGATATTTCAGACTATGGAATTGCGACGGCGATCGGATCGAACGGATACCACCAGCAAGGCGCGCTGGTGTGGGAGTGCTGCGAACTTCTAGGGATGGAGTTCACATCGTTTAATCTCGTCTTCGTCGAAAGCAAGCCGCCGCATTGCGTGCGGATCATTGTCGTTGACGAAGACGACTTGACGCGCGGGCGGCTTCAGAACCGCCACGCGTTGCGACAGATCAGGCACGGCATCGACCACCGCGACTGGCCGATGCCGGGCAACATGCACATTCACCCGATGTTCCTGCCATCATGGCAGCGCGATCAGATCGACGCGCGGCTTCAGATCGCAGGCTTCGATCACAAAAAGGAGCGACGATGACGACGACGACAGTGACGACGTGCGACACGTGCGGCGAGACAATCGACAGCGACCGCGACGGCTATAGCGGCCGCTACTCACTCGATCACAGCATGACCATGCATCCGTGGTACAACACCAAGCATTTTTGTTCATTCAGATGCCTAGCGGCGGAAGTCGCAAAAGGCGAGCCAAAACACCGAAGAAAGGACCGCGACTAATGCCCGCGAACGTTGAAGAGTTGGAACGACGCATTGACGTTGCTCGATCGAGCGCCGTCGCCATATCCGAACAGATCGGCGGCGTTCAGTTCACGTCCATGGGCGACGTGATGGAATTCGCAAAGATGATGGCCGTCGCGAAAGGCGCGGTGCCGCCGCATCTTCGCGGCGAACCCGGCGCATGTCTCGCCGTCTGCGTTCAAGCGCTGGAATGGCGCATGTCGCCGTTCGCCGTCGCGAACAAAAGCTATTTCGTCAACGATCGCATCGCGTATGAAAGCCAGCTTATTCACGCGATCGTCGAAGCGCGCGCGCCGCTGAAGGGCCGGCTTCGTCATGAGATTATTGGCGAAGGCGATCAGCGTCGCTGCAAAGTGTGGGGCACGTTCAAAGGCGAAGACACGCCGCACGAAGTCACGTCGGAAGTTCTGGCGAAGGCGCGACTGAAGATCGGCGGCCAGCCGAAAGGCTCGCCACTGTGGACGGCGAAGCCAGAACTTGCGCTCTTCTATGACACAACACGCGATTGGGCGCGCATGTATTGCCCCGACGTGATCCTTGGCATCTATGCCGAAGAGGAATTGCCGAACGAGCCGCGCGACGTGACGCCGACGCCGCCGGCTGAACAGGCAACGCAAGCGAACGCGCTGGTCGAGCGCCTTCAGAACAACAGACGCCGCACTGTGCGCGGCGGCGCGAAGGGCTTCGACGCAAAGAACGTCGAAGATCAGATCGCTGACGTTGCGAAGTCGGCAAAGGCGACGGTGATCGAAGGCGAGACGGCAGAACAAGCCGCAGCGCGCGAGCAGATCGAGAAAGCGCGCGAACAAGGCAAGGCGGACGGTGCTGCAAACATCAACCGCCCGATCGAAGACATGCCCGACACGTGGGGAAGCGACGAACTGTCCGCGTATCGTGAGGCATTCAACGAAGCGCACGCGCAACCGCAAGAATAGATAAACTTCACGCGCGGGCTGCGACGCGATTGCGCAGCCCGCAAATCATTGGGAAACGTCGAAAAGGTGAGACATGGCAGTTTTTGAAATCGACGGTCCGTTGCACTACGAGCACGACGTTCATCCTTGCTTTGTCGTCCGAGCGCCTGACCGCGTTGTTGCCAGCGTGTACTTTATGGATGACGACGAGGAAGCCGGCTGTGCTGAGGCGAAGCTGTTTGTAGATGCCCTCACCGCTCGTAGCGAGGGCGCCCAACGCGCGCTCAGCGCCTCAGAGGTCGCCTGCTACAGGTGGCCTGATGACACACCGGAACACAAGGCGCTGCGTCAGGCCTTCTGCGAAGGCGCAGCGCTCGGCAATTCCTAACCGCGAATGAGGAGTGCGGACATGAGCCAAGCAGATTACGAAGCTCGCGGCCTCCACCCCGATACGGCCAAACTCGTACACGAGTTCGCTAACGCGCTGGCGGACAAGCTGCACGCAGCCGAGATCAAGTATGGCTACACCAACGGCTGGCTAACTGATGACTGGCAGAACCAGTGCCGGGGCCAACTCCATGAGCACATCTCGAAAGGCGATCCCCTCGATGTCGCCGCCTACTGCGCGTTCATGTGGCAGCGGGGTTGGTCGACGAGCGGATGGACACGAACGCTTAGACCGCCGCGCGATATCTCCCATGGGAGCAAGGCTGCAAATGAAGAAGCCTGAATACATGTGGGCGCTTTGGAGTGACCCAGCGGGCTTCCGCGTTATCGGTCGTCGCCGAGTTGATGTGAAAGCCAACATCGCCGAATGGTTCAACGGCGGCGGTTGGGAAGTCGCGCGCAAGTCGGGATGGCAAATGGTCAGGGTCAAGGTTCAGAAGGTGGATCGCTTTCCGAAGCGTCGCATCTGATTATTTCCAGCGCGGAATTGAAGGAGTGAGGCAGGATGAAGCGAAAGTTAGAACCTATGGCAAAGTGCCCCAGAGCAAAATCTGAAATGACGCCATGCTACGTCAAGGACGGCGACCTAGCGGTAGGTAAAGCTACTTCTGGATGGGGCGCTGACCGGCGCAAGGTTTGCGTTGGTTGCGAATACGGCATCGGTTTCCTGCGAGACGAACGACAGGCCGCCACACAGAAGCAAAATCCTTGACCGAAGATCGCGAGCGCGCATCACTCGAAAAAGAAATAGCGGCAGCACTGAAGACGCTGCCGCTATCAACGCTTAAGCGCGTGCATCGCGCGATCGAACTGCTGAAGTATCACACCGACGACAATCCGAAGCCCGGTGATGATCCGACGACGCGCGACGCGCAGCGCGCAGCGCACTACGTCAAGCGATGATCAGGAAAAATCAATTCCGCCGCTGTGCGTCTGCTTGGCGCGGATCAATCGCGTCAACACGGCGGAAGCGTGCGCATTCTTTCGCCGGCTTTCATGCAAGTCCGCCAGCACTTCCTTGACCTGTCGTTCCGCAGCGACGCATTCCAGCCGTTCGGCTGGCGTGTCACCGAAGAACATTCGAAACAGCTTGCGGACGAAGTTCATGATTGGCCCCTTCAGGGCTTTCGGTTGGCAACCGCATGCGTCAACGTTTCGATCGCCTGCGTGTTCCGATCGATGCTCGCTTGCATCGATCGGGCTTCGTCGACCCGCTCTTTCTGGATAGTAACGTTGTGCGCGCGCTCCGCGTCCGTCCGGTCGTCCGCTTTCTTCAGCAGATACACCAGCAAGCCGATTGCGAACATTAAGCCGCCTTTGTCCAGCCATTGCGTCAAGTCCATTTCACTTCCCACTGAATAAGCGAGCGATCAGTGTGCTGACTTTCTCAATTGATCGCGTGCCGAAGAATGCGACGATCACAAGCATGATGATTTGCCAGATCGCCGGTTGCGGGTTCGGCGTCCACCCGCCAGTCCATTGATGAAACGCCAAATCCCAAAGCAGAACCTTGCCAAGCAGGATTGTCACGATCCATCCGATTGTCGATCGTGGCCCGTACTGATAGAAGCCGCCGCCGCTGTCGATCGCGTTTTGCTGCGCGTTCAATTCGGCTTCGCGCTCGTCAAGATCGTGAACGCGCTTGACGATTTCGACGACCTTCGCCTCATGCGAGTTCGCCGCCTGCAAATCCTGCGCGCGCTTTTGCAGATAGAAGCCGCCGATCTTGTCGACGATGAAGCTGAACGCCTTGCCGACGATCGGCAGCGCAGTCAGGAAGCCGAACATCATCAACCGCCCGTCTTCGAAGCATCCTTCGCGGCGTTCGCCGCTTCGATGCCGCGCATGATCAGAACGATTGCGGTGATCGTCGGCCCGACAATCGCCGCCCAATGCCCATGGCCTTCCGGCAAGAACTTCGAGAAGTCGAGCGGCGTGAACTGCACAAGAATGTCAGGCAGCGCCGTGATGACGATGCCGGCAATGACGGCGAACGTTTTCTTGAACTTGGTGACGATCGCCCAAGCCCGCGCCCATGCGCTGTCAAAGTCGGCGTACAGGTTCGGCATCATGGCGCGAAGGCGCGGCCGCACATACCCGGCATAGACGCCGGCTGCGAGCGCGATCAGCATGAACGACCAGATCGGATTTAGAAACATTTTGCCCCCATTGGTTGAACCCCAAGATCCCGCATGCAACTTCAGGCTTTACTTTTGAACGCTCCCGCGATCGAGCCGAAGATATTCGACCAGAAGCCGCCGCCATCGCGCACAGGCGGCCCCACATTCGACGGCGCGGCGGCCGGCTTATTTGCCACCGGCCCCGTCGCCATCGTGTCCACGGGCGCGCCTACAGGCTTGCCGGTGCCCATGGTCGCGCCGCCGGAAGTCACGCCACCTGTCGCCATTGTTTCACGTGAAACAATGACCGGCCGATGCGTCGGCGTGACCTGTCCCGGCTTCCATGGCGTGTCGGGAATGCGCGACCACTTCGCATAGGCGTTCGCCAGTTTGATGTGATAGCCGTCGCGCTCGTATCCCTCGCCGTTGTAGCCGCGCGCGAGACTGCGCCAGTTGTGCGCGCGAAGATCGTCGTCAAGTTTGTTGGCGATCAGGTAGTCGACGATCGCCTGAAGCTGGTTCGCTTCGTCGGCGCAGAACGCTGCAATCATTGCCTGCACGGTCGAGTAGCCGACGACGCGATGATTGAAGCCCATGATCTGACCAAGGCCCCAAGACGCCGACAGCAGCGCGGCCGTCTCGTCGATTGCCATGGCCGCATGCAAGCGCGTGTAGCTTTCCGGCGGATAGCTCATGGGCCGCGTCGGTGACGCGAGCCCGAGCGACACGGCGCGCGCGCGGTTGACCAGCATCGCATTGCCGGCCGGCGTGTTCGGCTTCGGCCGACCCTTCAAGCCGTCCGGTGTTAGATGCCGATAAAACCACAGCGGTTCGAACAGCATCTTCAAACGGTTTTGTCGATCGAAGCCGCTGCTTCCCGCTTCGACTTCCATGAACGCATGAATTTCGTCTTCACCGACGCCGATCGTGTGGCCGATGCGCGGAATATCCCAATCGTTGATCCGCTTTCCTGATCCGATGAAGTTCATGGCCCCCGCCCCTTCGTTGTGTCAGTCCGGATCGCCCGGCCAACCCGGATGCCAGTGATCAGGAATGTTGTTCGCTGCGGTCTCGAAGCCGGCGAGAACATTCGACACGCCAAGAATGCCTTGCGAGTTGCCCGCCAAGCCGAAGCCGGTTTGCCAGTTGCGCAGCAAGTTGTGTGTGATGTTCAAGTCTTCGTCGAAGCCGGGCTCGTCACCGACCCATATGCCCCATGAGTGATGAAGATTATGAGGCGTGAGCCCGGTCGCAAGTTCGTCGTTGATCAGCGAGTTGCCTTTGATCACGCCGCGCTCGCCGCGACTGTCGGATGAAATGCCGACCGCTTCCCACACCGGGCAGACGACGTTGCGAATGACGTTGTTGATGATCGTCGGCCGCCGCCCCATTGATCGGATGCCATAGAAAAATTCTGTGCCGAACACGTTGAGCGACGCGCCGCCGACTTCCTCGATTTCACAGTCGCGCACCGTCAAGCGATCGCCAACATGCGTGATTGCCGACGCGCGGCTGTCGCGGATCGTGAGCCCGCGCACCGTCGTTCGGAAAGATGGCGCGCTGGCTGCAACGCCATACTTGAAGCCGGCGAGATACCCGCCGTGCCCGATCAGCGTCACGTTCGACGCGCCTTGAATGAGAATGCCGACCGAAGCATCGTTGATCGGCAGCGCGCCGTGATTGACGACCTGTCGATCGACGATCACACGCGTATTGTGCGCGTTCGGCCCGATGATGATCGCGGCACCGTTCGGCGTCGAGTTCACGATATCGGACGACAGCGCTTGCGTCGTGTTCGGATCGTTGATGATCAGCGGCATGCTTACACCGTGCCCGAGAGGCGAACGCCGACGAGTTGCGTCGCGCCGATGTTGCGGTTAGTGCCGGTGTTCTGGAACACGCGCAGATCGATCGTATCGCCGGCCGCGACGATCAGCGGCGTTGAAACGATGATGCCGTAAGTCGACGCTTCGCTGATATAGGACGACATGAACGACGCGCCGACGCCATTCTTCCAGATCGCCGCGCGATAGTCTTTGCCGCCGGCCGATGGAGTGGCGAGCGTGAGCGCGGAATAGCCGGTGAACAGCCATGCGCCAGCATCCTTTGCGCCGCACGTGAACGTGTCGGCCGCATACGACGATCCGGTGTTGAAGTAGCTGGACGACAGCGTGTCGAGATTTGTGACCTTCGTATCCGCGTTATCCGGGATGCTTTGCGACACGCTGCCGGTCGCGAAGAAATACGGCGTGCGTCGATTGAACAGCGTGGCCGGCGAAATGTAAGCGCCAGTCAAGACGCCGGCTTCCGCTTCCGTCTTCGTTGCCGGGCGCGGCGCGGACGCAATGCGCATGTTCGTGCCGTCATAGACGACGGAGAACGCAACGTCTGCCGCAAGCTGGCCGATATCGAGCGCGGTGCCGTCAACGTTGGTGATCGTCTTCGCGCCAAGGCCGTTGATGTTGACGGTCGGCGTCGTCGTCGCGTTCGCGAGTGCGCTTTTCTTAATCCAGATCGGCTGACCGCCCGCCTTGTATTCGGCAAGCGCTGGCGTGAGCGTGACGACAAGCGCGTCGGCCGTGCCGCTGTCGACGGCGTAGGATGGCTGGCCGCGCTGGATCAAATGCCGGATCGCATTGAGCAGCAGCGCATCATCGTTCAGCGCTTCTGCGACAACCGGCGAGCCGCCGCCCGTGTTGCCGTTGACGCGCGCGATTTCGCGCATCCATGCCAGCCATTCATTGAAGATGGCGGATGCGAACATCGTGCCGTCTTCGGCATCCGGCGTCGTGCAATCCTGAAACCACGTATCGAGCGCGCTTGCTGCGCGCGTCTCGCCCGGCCGGATCGTCGTGCCGAGATTGCCGGTGGTTGGTCCGCCAAGATCATAAGCCATAGTTTACCGCCCCTCATAGATGGTGAGAATTTCCGCGTGAATGACGCGCGTCAGGATGCACTTCAGATCGGAGAAGTTCGGGCCGCAGCCGCTTTGCGTTCCTGAACGCATGCGACCAGCGCGCGGCACCTTCCGATAATTCTGATCGAGCGCTTCGCTTTCATCGATCAGCACGACGATGCGCAGCGCTGCATGATTTTGTGTCGAGCCCGTGCGCGCGACGCCTGCGCGCGAACAGCCGGCGCGACTTCCGCACGACACGCGCGCGTCTTCGCAGATGATCGACCAGCCCATGCGCGCGGCAATCTCTTGATAGTATTCGCAGCGCGTGCCGCCGATCGCCGCGACCTTCGTGCATAGATCAGGAAACGGATCGCACGCATCGGGCAAGCCATACTCGATCAGCCATTCGGGATGCGTCTGGCTGTGCGTTGAACACCAGAATTCCAATCGAAGCGCGCAGATCGTATCGACGAAGAATTGCGCAACGTCCGCATAGGCGCGCCAGAACTGCCACAGAATGCTAGGCGACTTCGGCAAGCCTTCGTTCGTCTGCCACGCGCGACCGCGCGGCAGCAACTTCAGCACCGCGTCTAGAGTTTGTTCGATCGTCGGGCAGAACATTCCTTCGCCTCTTACGGGTTGAACGTCAGCGTGCCGAACGTCGCGATCTGCCCGGCCGTGAGCGCAATGTCGGCGGCCGGCGCAGATATCGTGTGACGCTCTTCACCGCTCGCGTTGGCAACCGCCTGCCAAATCCATGAGGTCGAGAACGTCGTCGGGTATGCGAGATAGGGCATTGATCCGAAGTTGGCGTCGCTGCCGGCGACGCGCGACAGCCGCTTGAACGCGTCGCGCAATTCCAATTCCACTTGCTCGCGCACCGCTGGCGTATCGGGCTCCATGCCGTTGATGACGATCGCAACAGGCACGGCAACCGGCGCGGCAACCGTGACCGCAGCGCCCGCCGGCTGCACGGTCGCAAGATAATCTTCGACGCGCTCAACGTCGGCCGCCAACGGAATGCCGTCGCTGTAAAGATCGTACATCAGCGGGAACACGCGAACGCTGCCGGGACCATCCCATAAGCGCTCAACGAAAACGGTCGGTTCGCCATCTTCACGAAACGACACGCCGGCAACTTGCCCGGCCCACATGACATAGTCGGCCGGCGCGCCACCGTGCGGCGGATTGCGCTTGCGGAAAAGAATTCGCTGCCGAAAACTTTCCATGTCTTCCACGTCGACGCCAAGCACGAAGCCGCCCGTCGCGACAACGGCCGTTGCATCGCCGGTCACACCGGAAATGATTTCGAGCGAAGCTCCCGCTTCGAGATTGCCGGTGATGCCGTCCGTCGTGCAGATCGCGCTCACGGTCAACGTGCCCGCGCCCGATCGCGTGCCACCCGAAACGACGCGATATTCAACGCCGTCCGTCCGCCGCAGAACCGCAGCATCGGCAACGATCAAGTCTTCCGTCGACGTGAAGATGATATCGCCTTCAGCCGGCGCGGCAGGCTTGCGCGTGATGCCGAATTCGTTGCCGTGCAGCGTCAGGCTTTCGATATCGGGCGACGTGTGAACGAAGATTTGCTTTTGAATGTAGGCTGCGAAGCCGAACAGTTCGAACGTCTTGCCGGCGATGACCTTTGCCGAGACAAAGATATTGTTCGGCCACAGCCAAGCATCGCTGCCGGCAAGATGCGTTCGGAACGCGACCCGCGTGCGCTGTAAAAGTTCTTTGAGGTCCGGTAGTACATACATCGCGTGCGGTCCTTATGGCGGCGTCGTCGGGAAGCGTTCGGGCTTGGGCGACGTTAGCGATTGTTTCCACAGATCATCGAAGCGCACGTCGACAGCGAGCGTGCCGTCGCGCGCGTAAAGCTGAACGCTCAGATCACAGCGGTTGATTGCGAATTGCGCCACGGCTTGCGCCTCGATCCGCGCGCAGACGCCTTGACTGATCAGCGTTGACAGCGCCTCGATCGCGAAGATTTCGACATAGCGACGAACCTCTTCCGTGAGCGTCGCGCGTTCCAGAACCCACAGATACGAGCCGAGTTCGGTTTCGTGCAGATCGTCGCGCACGTCTTCGCCGTCGCCCCACCAGCCGCGTTGATCGCCGTCGTCGACGAACTTGTAAAGCGGATGCGTCTTCGGCATGCGCCGATCAGTGAACAGGCAAATGATGATTGCGGTATGAAGCGCAGCCTTCGCGCGAAGGCCGCCGCGATTTTGCGGTTCGTCGGCATCAGCGATCGCCCAATCAGCGACGCCGTCCCATGGTTTCCAAATGCTGTCCCACAACAGATTTGGTTGCGGGCTTGCGCCCTCATTTATTCGAACCCGTAGCACGTAAGCCCCCGCCCCTGTGCCGCTTTAGCTGACAACCGCAAAGACGATTGCCGAAGTCCCGCCCGCCGTTTCGACACCATGCGGTGCCGTGCCTGTCGGTGAAGTGATGCCCAAATCAACACGCCCCGGCCGCACTCTAATCCAGCGACCGTTGACACCGATAGCCAAATCGTTCGCGGCGTTGATTTTTACCGTGGTTGCATTGGTCAACTCCCAAGGCTTGTCCCCGGCGTTCCATGTCGTGTTGTCTTTGACGATCTTCAAAACCTTGCCGTCCGCGTCATAGAGCGCGACGCCACCTTCCGGCAGATTTTTCGGCCGCTTGTCCTTATGTTCCAGCCCCAAGATCATGAGCCGATCGGCGCGGCCGCCCAACGGAATGCCGACGCCTTCGCTTTCCTTCGGCGCGTGCGATGTGATGCCGTGACCTTGGATGCGGACGATTTCTTCCGGCCGCTCATTCTTCAAGCCGGCGAGTTTCGTCTTTTGCTGCGTGCCGCTGTCGTCGGTTTCCAGAACGCGGAAGCGACGGAGAACAGCGCGCACCGCGTCGTCATGTTCCCATTGCATCTATTCCGCCTCGCTTGTGTCGACGTTCCACTCGCTGCCCGATTTGTTGCCCTTGCCCGCCTTGCCGTCATAGGCGCGCGGATCGGTCAGATTGAGCGTCGTCACGCTTCCCTTGTCGTCCTGCTTGAACGACGCCTTTTCGATCAGCATGTCTTGCGAGATATCGAGCGTCGCGCTTTCGGTGTAAATCAAGTGGCCGGGCTCCCACACCGCGCCGCCATCATCACGAAAGCCCTGCACGACGATCGTCGCCTTCAGCGCGTGGCCGGCCGCGCGATCGCGCCGCGTCTTGGCGCGCTTCTTTGCGACTTCCTTCGTCGTGTCGCTGTCGAGAATGATTTCGAACGGGCGATGACGGCTGATGCTGCTGTCGCGCGCCTTCGCGTTGATTTCCAGATTATCGGTGCCGTGCCCATAAGGCCGCTGACCTTTGACCGTGATTTCACTATGACGGTTGCTGTCGTTGTGATCGCTTTGACCTTTGAGAATGTTGCCGCCTTCGAGCAGCATGCCGGCGTGACGCTGACCGCTCGCCTTGGTGATCTTCGCGTTGCCGTCTGCCGTGCCGGTGATCGTCTTGCCCTGAAGGCGCGCCATCTTTTCAACGCAGCGAAAACAACTCTCGCCCGGCTGCAATTGGTATTGCTCGATCTTCTCAAGCTGCGTGTCAGTCGTGAACTTCGCGCCGATGCCGGTCGAGACTTCGTTGCCGATTTCCAGCGGCGTCTTGTTTTTGAACCGGCCGGTTTGATGCTTCGCCGTGCTGTCGACAAGATCGGCCGAGTTCGATCGGCCAGACACTTTGATCAGCGCCATCTTGTCGTCAATCTCAGGCTGCTTGCGATCGACGAAGCCGGTCAGCAACAGGCTGCCGTTCGAACTGATCGTGACCTTCGCGCCCGTGCGAAAGATGCGGTTCGTTGCCGACGCTCCAAGTTCGCACGCAATTTCGAGATAGAAGTCGCGCGCCGCTTCGTTGAATGCGGCATTCACCGTCATGTGCTTAAAGGCCGTGTAGTTGACCCCGCCGACGCTGACCGTGACGATTTCCGGACCCATGCATCACTCCGCGAGCGCGTCGAATGACGTGGGCATGAAAGACGGATGCACGACGCGATTGCGCGACACAAGTTCGTCGGTGCGGTTCGGATCGGCGTACAGACGCCATGCCCAATAGAGCGACGGCATTGAAGCGCTGGCTTCGACTTGCACCGATGGCACAAGCGTCGTGATCGCGCGCGAAAGATAATCGATCACGGCGTCGCGCATGCGCGTGACCGGCACATAAATTTCATAATCGTCGGCCGGCATCGCCTGAAGCTGTTCGTCGAAGTATTCGGCAACGTTCGCCCGCAACGTGATGCCCGTCTGCCGATCGAAGATCGAAAGCCGCTCGATCGCTTCGCAGTAAGCCGCGAACGCCGCCAGCCGCAGAAGCGTGTTCGACGCATTGCGATTGCGCGCGACTGACGTTTGCCACTGCGAGCCGACTGTAGCATCAACGCTCGCAGCAACCGACGTGATGATTTCTTCGAACGCGGCAACGGCAACGCTCGCTTCCATGCCCGCCGCCAGATCGGTTGCGATCGTGACGATTGTCGACGCAAGTTCTGCAAGCTGTTCGGTGTCTTCGCTGGCGACGATCGCCGGCACGTCGTCGAATGTCGCCGCGATCACATCGCGTTGCGTCGCGCTCACGGTCACGTCGATCGCGCGCGACGTGCGCACCGCTTCGAACGTCGAAAGCGCCGTCTGCGCGCCATCGGTGACAGCCTGCGCGACATAGTCGGGAACGTTGCGAACTTCCGTATTGCGCACGAAGATCGCCGCGATTGCGTCGACGGCGGCTTCCGTCTGCACATAGATCAGGTTCGCCAGCGACGAGACGGTCGCGAGCGCGCCGCTAAATCCTTCGCGCGTGAACTTCAGTTCGATCGCGCTATAGCCCATTTTGTCTTTGTCGAAGTTGCGCCGGAAGTCCAGACAGCGCACGACGACGGGACCATTCATCGGCAGCACAAGCACGCCCGGCCCGCGCTGTGCGCAGATCGACATGACGGCGGCCGCCTCGCTGTCCGCCTCATTCGAAGCAACGTATGCCGTCACTTCATAGTGACGAACGCCTTCGCCCAAGTCTTCGAGAAACGGAACGTCGCGGTTCGGAAATTCATGTTCAACGATGCGGCGTGATCCGCCTTCGGTGTCGCGCTCAACGCGAAACGCGACGCCTTTGTAAGACGCCGCGAAAAGTGTCTTCGTCCAGTCGCGCGCGGTTGCCATGCTTACGGCGCTCCCATGCTGCCAAGCGACGGCGCGGCATCAGGCGACGATCGCCCGGTCGAGCCCGAGCCGTTGCCGCGAATTTGCCCCGCCATCGCCGCGACGGCCTTCGCTTCGTTGACAACGCGCATGAATTCGTTTGTCGCTTCGACCTTCACGGTGACGGCCGTTTCGCCCTTCACTTCGCCATGCACTTCCGTCTTGACTTCAAGCGATTGCACGGGCGACGCGGCCGCCGCGTCTTCAAGCGACGATCGGCGCGGATCGCGCGTCGGCAGAAGCTTTCCGGACGGGCTGCGCGTCTTCATCGTCTGCGGATGATGCGTGTTGATGTAGTCGCGCAGGCTGTTGACCGCGTCTTCAGCGGCTTTGCGTTCAGCGCGAAGCGCCGCGATATCGTCATCGAGCGACGGCATGTCGCGAAACGATGCCCAATGACTTTCTTGCTCAAGATCGAACTTGCGCATGCGCAGCGCGCCGCCGCTGTCGCGAAGCCCCGGCGGCAGTTCTTTCCCCGGATGCGCCATGCGCCACTTCGCGATTGCCGCTTCGCGATCGGCGGGCGACTGCTTGGAAAGCGACGCCAGTTGATTGTTGATGCCGGCAAGCTGCATGTCCCGCAGCACTTGCGCGTTGCGCTCTTCGACACGCTTGTTCAATCCGGACAAGCCTTCGTCCGCGAGGCCGCGCACTTGATCGGAAACCGTCTTCAAAAGCTTCGAGGCATTGCCCTGCTTTTCGATGAAGTGACCTAGCGATGCGGTCAGATCGTCCCATGCCGTTTGTAGTTTCTTGATCGACATGGCCGGCGTCTGCAAGACCTTGTTCAAATCCTTCGAGGTCGATCCCGCGCTGTTGCGCAACTCTCCCAAAATCCGCTTGTTCAAATCCCCGAACGACATGAGCGCGCGCATGCCGCGTGCAAGCTGCATGTCGGTGAACAGTTGCGGCACCTTCGACAGATCGCCTTTCACCGCCTTGTTCGATAGATCGACGAACACTTGCAGCAAGTCTTTCCCCTCTTTGCGGGCTTGCTCCATTTCCTTCCGCAGATCGATGCCGAACTTTTTGAATTTTTTCGTCGTCTCTTCGCTTTCCATCTTGGCGAAGATGTTTTGCATCGATGACGCGGCTTCCTCAGTGCTGCCGCTGCCCTGCCGCACGGTTTGCAGCGCGGCGACAAGGCGCATCAATCCTTCCTCGCCTTTCATGCCGATGGCGACGGCGGCCGGTGCCATCGATGCCATGTGCGCGGCCATGTCTTTCAGTTCGAACTTTCCTTCCTTGCCGCCTTTGACGAGAATGTCGAAAGCGTTTTGCATCTTGTCGGTGGCGATGCCTAAGTTCTGATTGAGCGCAAGCGTCGTCGACGCAATGTCGTGCACTTCAGCGCCGGCCGCCTGCGCCGTCTTCGTGATGGCGGGCATTGCCTTCATTGCGTCTTTCAAATCCATGCCGCCCGCGACAAGGCTTTCGAGGCCGCCCGCGACTTCACCGAAGCTGTGTGCGCTTTCGCGTCCCAACATGCGAAGGCCCGTCTGAAGCTTGGCGATTTGCTCCGCCGAAGCGTCAGCCGTGATGCCGATGCGCGTCACGCGAAGATCGGCGTCGGCAAAATTCTTGAGCGCCTTGCCGCCCGCCATCGCAGCACCGGCCGGCGCAAGCACGCGACCGGCAGCGGCGAGAACCGCGCCGTTCGCCATCGCTGCGCTGCGCGACGCGCCGGCAGCGATCGCGGACGCGCGGCCGCCCGCGACCATGGTTTGATTTGCGCGCGCGGCTGCGGCGTTCATGCCCATGACCTTGCGCGCGATGTTTGCGAAAACGCCGCCGGTTTTGTCGGCGGCTGAAAGTATGGCCCTTGCTTCGATCGTCGTCGCCATCACTTCCACCTTTTCTTAGCCGCGACGTAGCGCGTCAGGTAGTGCGCAACGTCGGGCATCGTCAGCGCTTCGACGCTTTGCGGTGTCCACCCAAGCCAGAACAGAAGAAAGTCGCAGCCGTTAAGCCACTCTTCCGTCTCTTCGCTACTCAAAAAAAACTCAGCACTGCGTCCCGCAACGCGATGCCATCGGTGTAGTCGCACTGAACGAGCAACAGCGATTGAATGCCGCTCAGTCTTTCGACATATCGCTCGATCAATTGCAGATCGTGTTGCGGCACCCATCCGCCTTCGATGACGATGAACGTCTTCGGATCGCCCAAATCCATAAAGTCGCGATAGGTTGGACGCCGCAGCACGATTTCGCTGATCGGCCCTTGGTGTCCCATGATCGTCTTCGACAGCTTGCGCACGCGCGCGCCGTCGTCGCGAACTTCGAAGCCCTTGTTAGTCGAGACGACGGCGGCATCGCCGGTTGATGCCGCCGTCGCCTCTCCGCGCGCGTCAGGCAGCGCGCGCGATCCTTTGCCCGGCTTTGCCATGATCAGTTGATCGTGTTGTAACGCTCAGCCGCGAACCCGAGACCGCTGACTTCGCCGGTTGCCGTGTTGTGCTTGGGCGAGCCGGTGAAAAAACCGCCGGTCAGAAGATGCGTTGCGCCGGTATCGGTTTCGACGAACGTTGCGGCGACGTTTTCCAGCAACATGATGTTGTCGGACCATTGCAGCGGACGCCCGTTGTCGTCGACGAAGCGATCGAACGTCATTTCTGCCGTTCGCGGCTTCGCCTTCACAGTGCGATAGATCGAGCCATCCTGATTGGCCGCGCCTTCGGTTTCGATGCCCGATGGATCGAGCGTGATTTCTCCGCGCGCCTTGTAAGTGCGCCCGTCGATAGTGACCTGAACGCGACCGCCTGCGGTGTGCATGTAATTCCCCCGTTAAAGATTGCCCCAAGGTGAAACGCGCGGCCGAAGCCGCGCGCAGTGATCAAGCCGCTTCGTATTGCAGGAACGTGGTTGCGTTCACTGCAAAGACGCGGAACTGATTGACAACGTCGACCGGCAGATAAGCGTTCACCCGGTTCGGATCGCTCGAACGTTCGACGATCAGCGACGCCGCGAACAGCGCGGAGTTTTCGACGAGCCCGTTCATTTCGAGTTCTTGATAGGCGTGAACGCATTCCGCCTTCAAAATCTTCGGCGTCACCAAACCCTGTTGCGAGTTCGGATTTTCGTTGGCGAGCGCGTGGCGGCCATACTTCTGCGTGATGCGCTGGCGCATGTAGCGCACGAAGTAGACCATCTGTGCACGCGTCTCAACGTCGAGCCACGTGATATCGGGCTGCGAGAACGAGTTGAGCCGATACGTCGTCACGACGCGATCGATCAACACCGTCAGATCGGCCATGACGCGGAAGCCCGCGATGCCGTTCTGATAGAGCGTGTTGCGCGTTGTGATATCGAACCAATCCGTCTTGGCCTTCGGCGGCTGGATGCCGACCAGCGGCAGCGTTTGCAGCGGCCGGCTGATTTCGACAGCCTGCGAAACTTCGCTGCCGAGATTTTTCGAGCGCGAGACGACGCCGCCAAGCGCGCCGGTCCAGCGCCACGGCGGCGAAGGCGAATTCGCAACGCCCATGATCGACACGTTCGGATCGTTGCGCGCAGCGCCGGCAGTCGTGAGATTGCCGTAGCTATCGAAGAGCGCGGTCAGGTAGTGACCATAAAGCTGCTTCAGCGGCGACCAGCGTCCCGAGATTTCATCGAGGAACGTCTTGATCGAGTTCAGCGACGTGCTGTCCGCATACGGTGCAGCGATCCAGTCGAATTCGATATCGCCGCAGTTCGCAAGCAGCGTCGTCAGCGACGGGACGCCGGTGCCGGTGACGCCGGTCGCGATCGTGAGGTAAGTCTGCAACGTGCCTTCGTCGCCAACCAAATCCTTGTCGACGCCGATCTTGTTTCCAAGCGTGCCGACGTTGCGCGCAGTCAGCGTGACGACGTTCGAAACCACCGACGCCAGCATCGGATGCGTCATCGGCCGGCCGAACTTCGTATAGCCCGCGTTGATCGCGGCAGCGAGGTTCGTTGCAACGGTCGTGTTCGCATCGGTCGAAGCAACCGCGCATTCCACGCGCTCGCCCGCGACGTAGACGACGACGGTGCCGCTGCTTCCGAGAATGCCGGCCCCGATCGTGATCGTCTGCGTTGCCGCGACGCCGGCCGGATCAGCGAGCGCGCCCGCCCAAATTTCACCGAACGGATTATTCTGCCGCGCATACACCAGCGCGTCGGCAAGCTGCGAGCCCAAGCCCGCGAGCGTGTTCGGCTGATCGGACAGAAGCTGCACGGCGTTCGCCGCCATCGTTGCACCGGACGTTGTCTGCCCGATCACAAGCAAGCGCGACTGGCCTTGATACGCGTTCGGACCTGCGTTCACTTCCGCATAGAAGAGCGGAACGCGAAGGTTCGCCGGAATGTTATTGAAAGCGACGGTCATCGTCGAAAGTCCCCCATCATGTTGCGTTGATCACGGCCCGACACTGAAGCCGCGCAGTCCCCTTTTACTTGTCGTCTGAAGTCGCCGGCTTCGTCGGCTTCGCCGCCTTCGGTTCGGCGGGCGGATCGGCGCGAACAATGTCGCCCCATCCCAAGAGCCGAACATAGAAAACATCGTTCATGTCGACGAAGTCACCTTCGGCCGGCATGACACGATGATTTCGATTTGGTTGGATGATCCTCGCGCCGTCGCGCGGCTTGACATAGACGTGCGTCGTCTCGGCTTTCGCCATCGCTTTTCCCCCTCGCGCACGAAGCGCGCCCCAATCGATCCCCACGGATCGCCAAATAACACATTCGCAAGTCGTTGTGCATCATATCAACAGCGCGCCTCTTGGCTGATCTGTTGAACCTTCCCGACGACGCCGCATCAGGAAACCGCGCAGTGTCGGCAGCGGCGGCGGCGGAAGCCAAGCCGTCGCGAAGTCGTGCGATATCGGCTTGCGCGGCGGCGGATCGTTGACCGGCGTCGCCGCATCCGAGATTGCAGCAATCGGCCGGATTTGCACCGGCCACGCGGCGGCATCAACCGACCATGCCGAATGTGTAACGTCGCGCCGTTGCTTTGGCGGCGGGCTATCCTGTTGTGTGTGGCCGGCAATCTTCGCGGCGACCGTCGCGCGCGTGAAGTCTGGCGCGAACCACACTGAAAGATCGTATCGGCGCAGACGCGGCGGATTGTCGACGGACGGCGGAACGGCGAGCGCTTGCCGCTGCTCGATCGGCGGCACGGGCGCGTGCCATGCCGACAGATCGGGCCGGCGCGGCGGTGGCGGGTTGTCCGCCTGAACACCCGTCACGGCGGCCGGAAGTTTCCGGCTTACCACCGGCCCCGGCTGCTCGATCTGCCACCATTCCAGCGGCAGCGCCCGTTTCAGCGGCGGCGGGTTATCAACCGCTTGTGCGGCCCCGATGACCAGCGACTTGCGGCGGACGGCCGGCTGAACGTCGGCCAGCCACCATTCGCGGATATCCGGCCGGCGCACGCCGACCGGGTTGTCGACGCGAACGGCGGTGATCTGCGGCGGCAACTTGCGCTGCCGCGTCGCCTGCGCTGGCTCTTCGAACCATGCCCCGATATCCGGCCGGCGCTTCGCCGGGATGCTATCGGCAGCAACCGCCGTGATCTGTGGCGGCAACAGGCGGCGGCGCAATTGAACCGGCGCATCGTCCTGCCACCATGCAGACAGATCGGTGCGGCGCTTGAACGGCACGGCATCGGGCGCGGCGACAACGGCGGCGATCGCGGCGACCAGCTTGCGCCGGGCGATCTGCTGGTCGAGCTCAAGCCAGTGCTGAAGCGGCGCGCTCGCGCGGCGGCCCGGCGGATCGTTGACCGGAACAGCCGTGATCTGCGGCGGCAGTTTCGGACGAAGCGTCGGCAGCGCTGGCGCTTCATAGACGTGCGCGACATGCCGGCGACGCGGCGGCGGATTGTCGATCGATGGCGGCGTAAGTTTTCGGCGCAGCGTCGGCAGCGGTTGCGGATCGTTCCAGAACGCAGCGTCAAGCAGCGGCCGGCGGCGCGGATAGTCGGTGACGACAACGGTGCCGGCGAACGCCGCGATCTTGCGTGGCCCAAGCGTCGGCAACGGTTGATCCGGCTGCGGCACGATGCGCACGCCAGCGAGGCCGGGCGGCTGGTCGACGACGGCGACCGTGTTGTCGAGGATCGCCGGATTGAGTTTCGAGCGCAGCGTCGGCGCGGGCGGCGTCGGCAACCAATGTGTGAAGTCGAGATAGCGGCGGTACGGCGCGCGATCGGCGTCGACGATCAGCCCGCCGCCCGACACGTCGACCGTCGTGCCGCCGTCATAGGTCCAAGTGTGGAAGACACGCTTGCGACCGAACGGCGGATTGTCGACTTGCGCAATCGGTGTCGTCAACGTCGCCGCGATCTTGCGCGGAAGCGTCGGGACCGCACCTTGATCGACGGCGTTCGTGATCGGTTGCCGGCGCAATCGCGGCGGGTTGTCGACGGACGGCGGCGTCAGCTTTCGAACAGCCGCCTGAAGCGGCGGCGTCTCATTCCACCAGTCATCAACGATGATGCGGTGACGCTTGCCCGGCGGATTGTCGACTTGCGCGGGCGCTTGATAGATTGCCGCCGCGATCTTCGTCCGCAGCGTCGGCATTGGCGGCGGCGGAATGAACGCAGTCAGATCGAGGTAACGACGATAGATCGGTCGATCAGCGTCAACGATCAAGCCGCCGCCGGAAATGTCGGTGATCGTCGGCGCGTCATGCGTCCAAGTGTGGAAGCGCAGGCGACGGAACGGCGGATCGTCGACCGGCGCGGCCGCGCCCGCTTGCGGCAGCATGCGGCGACGATAGTTCGCCTCATGCACCCAATCCGGAATTGCAACGAAGATCGGCGCGCCAACGCCGGGCGGTGCGTCGACAGTCGGCGGCGGCGGTGCTTCGAAGATGGTCGGATCAGACTTCCGACGAAGCGTCGGCAACGGATCGTCGGGCGCTTCGACGAAGCGCGGTGATCCCAATGCCGGCGCTTGATCAGGGTCCGGCGCAGCGGCTTCGAACAGCGCGGCAGAAAACTTGTTCTTCAGCGTCGGCAGATCGGGCGCGGCAATCCATGCCGTTGCGAGCGCGGCCGCGATGCTTGCGCCTTTGAGAAGCTTCGATCCGCCGGGACGCGGATCATCGATCGGCACCATGAACGTTGCGACGCCGGCCATGCCGTCGGTCGGGTTCGTTCCGGTCCAAGCCGGTGTCAGTGCCGAAGTGTCGTCGACCGTCTGATGACCGATGCGAACCGACAGAACGGACGCCGTCGCAATTTCGACGGCCTTCGTGTTCGGCGCAGTCGCGGAGAATGTCGCGTTGCCGGTCGACACGCACCATGAGACGGCAAGTTCATAGATTTGCGACAGCGTGCCGGTCGTCGGCGCGGTGAACGGCGAAGTGTTGTCGCTGACTGCCGTTGGAAACTTGTCGAGCGGCGACGCCTTGAACGGGCCGCTATAGATGGCGACTGCGACCGCGCCGTTCTGCGAGCCGCCGTTTGCCGTGACGGTAACGCTGGTGATCGTGCCGGGGTTCGTGACGAGCGAGAAGTAAGGCCGCCCCGTCGCGGTGCCGGTGTCGACGGCCGCATGAACCGGGTTGTAAGTGTTGCCTAGATTGTCAGTGACGCTTGTATTCGTCGCGGTTGTTTGCTCGCCGACGACGACGAACACAAGATCGCCAGCGACAACCGCGCCAGAGCCAAAAGCCAACGTCGAGGCAGCGATCGACGTGCCGATCGATACGGCGTTGCCTGTGAACGTGCCTTTGAGTTGCCCCCAACTCGGCATCGGTGTTGTTTATCTCCAGCCCGTGTTGAAGTGCGCTTGGTGCTTGCGGCCCTTGTTCGATTTGTTGATCGGCGCGACGAAGTTCGGCGGATCGGGAATGTCAGCGTAGCGGATCGCTTCAGATCGGAAGCTCGTATCCGTCAGATGACTTTCCTTTAGCGCCGTGTCGTTGTTCAGCCCGCCATTGTTGCAAGTGACATGCGTACTGCCCGCGCCGATGCCCATGACGTTATCGGACGCAATGTCAATGATGCCTTGATCCCATGCGCCAAACCAATCCGTATGCATCGTGTGCCCGCCGGGATAAGTCGCGACGGGCTCGCCGTGCCCGTTGTCCGATGACAGATACCATTGACGAAAGTCGGACGGGCCGTTGTGATCATAGTTCACGGCGAACAGAAGATCGGGAATATGATGCGGATGCGATGCCGGGCATCCGGGTTGACCAAGGCCGTTTTGCCTTTTGTACGTGACGTGAGTTCTGCCGTTGGCCGAAGTCAGATTGTTGCCGTCCCAACACGTCGGCAGACTGAAGCGTCCGATCAACTTTTCATTTGCGTGATCGCTCGCCTGCGTTGCCAATCCGCCGGCCGCGTCCGCCAGATCAGCCAAATCGTCGAGCGTTCCGGCGGGACCGACAGCAGCGTTGCCGCTGTCATATGTCATGCTCCAAAGGAAAGTATTGGTTGGCTCCGCGTACAGCTTGAACGGCTCTTCCGGAACGGAAGTCGTCACCGCATGCGTTGACAGCACACGATCGGGCCAGCCGCCAATGAAAGAAAATCCGCGCGGCAAAAACTGCGCCGCGTACTGCCAGCCGAAGACGGCGTCGCAACGATCGTCGCGTTCCTCATTCACCGTATAATAAATGGTGTAGCTCGTCGGCTTGACGACCTTATTATTCTGCGGGCGGATCATCGCCGGATGCCAGTATGCAGTCCGATTGATCGGGCCGCCCGAACACGTGCCATCGCCGGTTGTTCGCAGGCTGGAAAAGGTCGAGGCGTTGCTCGCTTGTGTGTTGCCGAAGAAATGATGCAGATGCGCCCGGCCCGGCTCGCCATAATACAAGATCGGATCATCGTAAAGCAGATGGCTGGGCATGCAGTTGATACGAAGCTTGCCGTCCGCGCCATCGGTGAAGCAACCGGGATTGCCGACAGACGCGACGAGCCAGTCGGCAACGGTGAAGTTGCTCGCAATGTCGCCTAGCGGCGCGACCGTCGTGTTATCGTATTCAACGCCAAGACATGTTGGCATAGCGCGCCTCCAGCCATCGCCCGATGCGGCGCGGCAACCATGAGAAAAGTTTGCGGCGAACGTTCATGCAGAACGAACACTCTTCAGGCTTTTCGACCAGCGGCGGCGGTTCGGGCACTTGATACGTCGATCGGAAGTTCACCCATTCGACAAGCCGATCCTTTGTCGGGACCGGCGAGACGATCGCGCGCCCCTTGAACTTGCCGTCGCGATAAAGAAACAGCATCGGCACGTGAACGATTTGCAGTTCGCGCGTCGTCTGCGGATTGATCGCGGTGTTCATGCGCTCGAAGCGAACGCCGGGACACTCTTTTTCAACCGCGACCATCGCCTCTTTCAGTTCGGCGCACGCCGGGCAACCGGGTATCTCCATCGATACGACGACGATGCCGGTGCTGACCTTGTCCCAATAGTCGGCGTCAGTGAGCATTGTTTTCTTCCTCCGCGATGCACATGCAGATGTAGTTCTGCAAATCCTGTTCGGATGAAAATTGCAAATGCCGTGGCTGGCCTTCGTCCGGTTCGGGGAACGTGAAGTTCTTTTCCATCACGCGACAGCGGACAACGTCGCCCGGCCCGTACTGGATCGGGTACATGATGACGCGATGCGTGTTCGGATGCACCGGGCGCTTGAATGGATCGTTGGGATATGGATGCCAGCCGTCATGCATTGTTTATGGTCCCCATGCCGCTGCTGCCATTGATTGCCCGACCGACGCTTGACCATTTACTGACGGCGTGTCGCTCGCCGTCATATAGCCGGACCAGTGTGTGAAGAACGCTCCACCCGTGTCGTAATCTTCAAAACCTACATTTGGCGTAACGTTGCCAACGTCGGCTTGACAATAAACGACGATGCCGAAGCCAGACGCCGGGACCGTCAATGACGTTGAAGTCTCTTGCGGGTTTGCCGAGAACGCAAACGGCTTGACCGCCGTGTCTGTTTCGGCAGCGTTGACACCCGTCAGCACGCCGACAGAAATTCCGACCTGTCCCAAAGCCAGCGCGGACGAAACGACAATGTTCGCCGTGGTTAGAACCGCTCCGGTATATTTCCAGATTGAAGTCTGATTGCTGCCCGCATGGCTCGCGACGACCAACGTCATTGCGTTGCCGTCGATGGTGACGCCAGCCGTTTCCCGCTGCGAGTTTGAAACCGTCACAATGATGGTATCGCTAGACGATGCGTTGTTGATCGGCTGCGCGGTGAACGTGGAAGACGTTGATCCGAACGCTTCGTCTTGAATGGCCGGGCCAGCTTTTTTTGTCCAAGTCGGCGCGCCGCCGCCGACATTCGCCGGCCCCGGCCCGCGCATGCGCTCGCGCCCATAGATCGCAAAATCCCGGCTCATGCTGATCAACCTTCAAAACTGAAAAGAGGCCGATTGCGTTGCTGCGCAATCGGCCCTGTTTTCAAACCGCGTCAGAGCCTTCGCGATTTTACTCTTCGCTGAAGTGCAGACCGAACGCCCAATTGGTCAGCGTCGCGGGCGCTACCGGGAAGAACAAGCCCAAGCCGCTCGCGAAGCCTGCGGGCAGGATCAGCAGTTCTGCCGGCGTCGGCACATAGAGCCAGCCGTTCAGCACGTTGAAGGCGTCGTCCATGCGCGCCGTCTTCGCGCCCGCGCCTTCGGCCGAAGCGTTGGTGCCGGCGGTGCCGGCAGCGCCAGCGGTGCCGCCCGTGATCACGGAAGCGTTCGGATCGGCGTGCTTCAGCTTCGCAGGCGTCGCGGCGGTCAGCGTCGGGAACGCAGTGACCTGCGTTTCAAGCTGAACGCGCTGCTGTGCGCTGGTGGCGTTGGCCGACTGACCAACCCAAAAACGCCGAAACGCGATGTTCATGTTCGGCGCGGCCGGCGGATTGACGAAGATCATCGTCGTTGCACCGGCAACAGTCACGCCACCGGCAGAGATAGCAAATTCACGCATAGTCTAGTCCCCTCTTCCTCAGTTGAAGTTCAGATGAACGTCCGACCATTCCAGACCTTCGGGCCTAGAGTGGTATAGATACGAACACGCCCCGCCTTGTACTCGATCCGCTCCGCGTGTTCGTCCATGTGCTTGTCGTTGCGGATGACGCCCCAATAAAACCGTTGCCCGTCTTGAATGTAGTCGCTGCCGATCGACCATGTGTCGCCGCGCTCGTCGGTTATCAACAGCGCAGGCGGGATGCACACATAGTTGTCCGTCTTGAATGTGCGCTTGTATTGCTCGCCTAGAAGCCGGCCGACGAAGTGATCGCGTGTTTCCATTATGGTGCCCCGTACTCTTGCCCGATGAGGTTGCCTAGAACGTTGGTGCCATTGTTGACCGTCGCCAAGACGACCAAATCAATTGCGCCAGCGCCAAGCGTTATCACGGGGAAGTCGCCGCCACCATTCGGCCATTGCGTATTTTGCCAAGCTTCCGGTGCGATCGTGAAATTTCCGGTTTGCTCGATCTGCAAAATCAATCGCCCGGTGCGACCGATGCGCGGCCAATTCCGGATTGTGATCGATGTAACGTTCGCCTGCAAAATCAGCTTCTGGAAAAACCCGCGCGCATAGTTGATTTCGACTTCGCTTGAAGTCGCATAGTTGATCGGCACGTCGAGCGCAGACGACAGTTCAGCCGAGAATGAGATCATTTCGTCCTCTGCTTCCCCCGCCTCTAGTTCGACAGGCTCCGCGATAATGTCGACGCCTTCGAGGTTTTCCACTTCAAGCGGCACGATCTGCGAGACGAGAAGATCGCACGTCGCCTTCATCGCAGACCCGACCGGCATCAGCGGCGCGACTTCGCTAAGCGGCCACGGCAAGCGAGCGTAAGACGTTGGCTCCGCATCGATCACATAGTTATAGGCGCGGCTGTAGTCGTCGGCCATTTCGCACGTGAACGTCATCAGGCGCACCGCAAGACGCTGCCCGGCTTCGTCGACGATCTGCCGGTGACTATCGAACTTGATGACCTTGCGCGCGACCTTGCGCCACTTCACGCATAGTTCGTCTTCTGGCTCGCTGCCAAGCCGGCGCGCGATTTGATGCTCGATCAGATCAAGCGCGGCTTCGAGTTGCGCGTCGGTTTCCGGATAGATCAGATCGTACTCGTCCGCGCCGATCGTGGCCGGATCGCCTTCGACCTTCACGCGCTGAAGCATGCCGATCTGAAAGCAGAGTTCAACCGCGCGCAGGAACGGCGGCCCGCCATCTTGATCGCTTAATCCGTCGCCTTTGTCTTCGTCCGTCGTGACAATGATCGTCGGCTTCGCGTCGTCACCGAATACGTCTGGCGCAAGATCATCGATGCGGCTGTCGTACACGCGCGCGCCGGCCGTCGTCGCGCCGCGAATTGCAGCAACGGTGATCAGCCTAAGCGCGGTGCGAGCGAGCGTCATGCCCTCTTATCCGACAGAAACACAACGACGGCGTCGTGATCGACTGGCAACACGTTGGCGACGCGCCATCGCGTGTTGTCTTTCTGGCGCAAGCACTGGTCGCCATTAACGAGCGGCCATGCAAGCGCGTCATTTGCGATCCGCACGCAGGCATAAGGGACGTTGATCCGGATCGACTGATCATCCGACGTGCTGCCGCGCGCGCGAGGATAATCAGCCTTCGCCGGACCTTCCCATCGGCCCGTGCAATCGAAGGCGGCGCGCGATCCGTCAGCAATACGCGGCAGATCAACGTCGGCCGCGTCGTGCTTTCGGGCGGTGAAGGTGAACACTTCACCGAAGGCCCTTTCAACAGCGCGCGACAGCATAGCCCGTCGCGCCGTCAAGTCTGCCATCGCCCGCCCCTAAGTAGCGCCGACCGATTAGGTGCGGCGCGCCTGATAGAGCGCGTTCGGATGCGTGCAGACGAAGAGCGGATACGAATACATTTCCACGTCCGCCCACATGTCGCGATCCTTGTCGCGCACGATCATCGAGTACCACTCTTGACCGGGACGCCCGATATCTTGGAACGTCTCGCCGGGCGACATGGCATGCTGGAAAATGCCAGTGCCGACCGGGAAGAACTTGCACTTATCGGTGTTGATCGACAGTGAAGCGCCGGTCGCGCCGGCATCGGTGCCTCGATAGTTCACAAACTCAAGCGAACCATAGCGGAACGTGCGCCATGCGCCGCCGTGATCGTTGCGCAGATCAGCGGCCGCCTGCCAGTTCAGATACGTCTTTTCGACTTCCGGGTGCGCCGTCAGATCATCCCAAAACGCATCGCCGCACAGGCCGACGATGCGCACGCCCTGCGCCGCAGCGTCGCGGCCCATCTTCAGCGCGATTTCGATCGAGCGACGAACGGCGGTGCACTTCTTGCGCAGCGCGCCCGAAGCCGGCGTTGCGTTGTCGAGGTCGAAGTCGACTTCGGCCGGGATGGACAAGCTGAATTCGCTCGCCCAATCGTACTTGACGGTGGTGCCGTCGCTGTCGATCACTTTCGCCTGCGTGACCAGATTGAGAAGGTGATATTCCTTCGTGATCTGCATGTCCTGCACGACTTTGTTCTGACGTGCCGCGACTTCCGTCGCGACCGCCTTCACCATGTTTTCCTCGCCTTCCTCGCGCACGAATGAGAGTTCGGAAGCGGTGATGCGCGACGCTTCCGCGAAGCGGAGCGTCTGATAACCGCGCGCGTTGCGCAGATCGCCGCCGACTTGGTTCGGCGGTGCGCCACGCGGCGAGAACGGAACGATCTGGAAGCCGCGCGAAGACTGTTCGATGAACACGTGTTCAGTGCGAACCGGCACGGGCCGGATCAAACCGGCCAGCCCCGAAAGGAAGCTTGGCCGGTAGTCGATCCGCCGCAGTGAAGCGAGCATTTCGACGGGCTGAAACGCGTTTGCGTTGAAAACGTTCATGCCGAGCATTGTAGTGTCTTTCCCCTTTTGAGCGTCCTAACGCTCGTTTGCCCCGATTGATGGTGTCTGCGCTGACGTATCAGCGCAGGATGATGCCGACGCCGCGAAGCTGCTCGATCGCCGCAGCCTTTTGCGCGGCGGTGATGCCGCCCGGCCACGTCAGATCGGAAGCGCGCACTTCAGCGTTGCGGGTGATGAACGTCGCCTTGGCAGTCTCGCCAACGCCCGTCGTCGTCGAGCCGAACGCGATGCACGCGGCCGTCTGCGAACCATCGGTGCCGGCGGTGTCGAGCGCCTTCGCATGACGATCGGTGCCCCATTCGACGCCAACGGTGACGCTGAACGCGTCGCCGGCAACGAAGTCCGTCGCGCCGTCCGCGATCGTGAACTTGATTTGGCTGGAGAACGCGGCAGCGCCGACGATGTAGCGGCCGATCGACACGCCAGCCGGATCGAACACTTCGAACGTGCCGAGGTTGGCGTTCGTTTCGATACACACGACGCGATAGACGCCATTCTTGCCATCGGCCAGAACCGGGTTCGTCGGATCGATCGTGAAGACGCCGTTGCCGGTGTTGGTTGCTTCAGCAGCAACCGACGCCGTTGCGCCAGCGGTGGCGAGCGCGGCAGTGAGCGCAATGCCGCAGACTTCGCCCGGCGTAAGCGTCTGCGACGCTGCGACGGTCAGGCTGTCCCGGCTGTAGAAGCCCGGACCTTCCTGCACGATGAAAGCGCCGTCGTGCAGGGTCTCAGAGAAAACAGTAGCGACCATTTTAGTCCCCTTGTGTGTTGGTGTGTCTTTTCGTCGTTCTGGCGATTAGCCCTTGCGCCCTGCTGTTACTTCGAACGCTCGTTCGCTTCCTTGCGCGCATCGTCCCAAATCGATGCGGCGTTGACCTTCGGCGGCGCGGAGTTCGCACCGAACTGGATACCCGGCACCGGGCCGCCGGCGGCGGGCGCGGCCTTCGGCGCGGCGGCGAGCAGCGGCTTGGCTTCGTCGACCGAAAGCGAAGTCGTCGTCGCGATCGTGCGCGCCATCGCCTCACGGCCCTGCGCTTCATCCATGCCGAGAATGGCATTGATGCGCTGGCGTTCGGCCGTTGCGCCCTCGATCCGCGCGGCGGCGATCGCGGCCGCATGCTCCGTCGAAAGGCGCGTCGCTTCTGCGGCGGTTGCCTCAGTGCGAGCGTTCGCGACAGCGGAAGCGACAAGCTGATCGTGCTGTGCCTGCGTGAAGATTGGTTCCATGGTCATCCCCGTTTTGCTGCGGCGATGAATGCCGCCAAGCGTTGCATCAAACGTTGCGATTGCGTCGACAAGTTTCAGTGACACCGCGTCGCTGCCGACATACGTGCGGGCTTCCGTATCGCGCACCATTTTCGCAGTCATGCCCGCAGCCTTGCGGCCCGACACGACTTGCTGCACGAACTTTTCATAGAACTTGTTCACTTCCTCTTGCATGCGCGCCTTCGTTTCAGCCGAAAGCGGTTCAAGAGGATTGCCGTCGACCTTGTGCGCGCCCGCGAAGATCAGCGTCGGCTTGATGCCCATTTGGTGAATGCGCGCGCTTTGATCGAAGTGCGACATGACAACGCCGATCGAGCCGACGATGCTTGTCGAGGTTGCCTCGATCCGCGATGCACCGGACGCGATTGCGTAAGCGGCCGAACAGCACAGCCCGTTGACGTGCGCGACGACGCGCTTCGTCTTGTTCACTTCCGCGACCAGCGCGCCGACTTCGAACGCGCCGACCGCTTCGCCGCCGGGACTATCGATATCGAGAACGATCGACTTGATGGACGGATCGCGCGCGGCCGTCTGAAGCTGATGCGTCAAGCCTTCATAGCTTGTCATTCCGCTCTTCGAGCCAACCCATGCGCCGCGATTAACGAGACTGCCGACAACGTTGATGATCGCCGTGCCGGCTTGCGTGCGATACGGCTTGATCTTGCCGTAAGGCTTCGTCGGATCGGCCAATTCAACGTCACCGACGAAGCGGTTTGACTTCGGCTTGGTCACGTAGGCAAGCAAGCGTTCGTCGACCAGCGTTTGCATGTCGGATGCGTCGACGCCGATGCGGCCTTCGAGAACGCCGAAGATGACCGCCAGCTTTTCCGGCATGATCGCCAGGGGCGCTTGCAGCGCGTTGGCAATGTACGACAGTGCGCGTGCGCGTTCGTCAGTCATGTTCAGCTTGACCTTTGCCGCGAGCCAAGGCGAAACGCGCGCCGCCGCGTCGGGCTATCAACGCCAGCGCCATCGCACTCCGCTTGCGCGGCGACGTACTGCGCCCATAGATCGTTGATGTTCGCCTTCGTGAACTTGACTTCGTCTTCCGCGTTCGGCCCGCGCGCGCGAACGACTTCCTCTTTCTGCCCGGTCAGCAGATCATAGTAAGCCTGCTTGAGCGCGGCAGCGAGTTGACACGGCGTCAATGCGGTCCAGTCGACCATCACGCGCCCTCACGTGAGACAAGCGCATCGCCAACCGGATCAGGTTCGGCCATCGTGTCATGCTCAGGCAAACCGCGCGCCTTGCGCATTTCGAGTTCTTTCTTGCGCTGATCGTACTCGTCTTCAATGTCGAAGCCGAGTTCGGCGGCGATGCGTTCGTCGGACATGATGCCCATCGATTTATATTCGTGGTACGCCTTCGCCGCCTTCAGATCGTCGGCTTGTGGCTTCGCCGGGCCGCGCCAGTAGCAACCGCACGCCGCAAGCTTGTTCGCATAGAAGCCGAACGCGCCGCCGGGAAACGCGATGACGTTCGCCACGATCATGTCTTCGAGCCAAGCTTCGTACACCGCCTGATAGAGGCGCGCGGGAATGACTTCGCGGCGCGCCATCACGATAGGCCAGATCACTGACGTTGCCATGCGCACGCTTGAATACGTCGCGGCGGTGAAGTCGCCGGTCAACTCTTCGAACGTGAGCCCGAGACAGCGCGCGATTTCGCGCAACAGCATCTTCGTGAAGGCTTCATAGTTATCGTTCGGCGTCTGCGAACCGTGAAACGTCAACTCTTCGTCGGGAAACAGATGCGCGATCTTGCCGTTGTTGCCCACGTCAAGGTTCGAATTCTCGTAATACTCGCCCTTCATTTCCATGAGTGACGCGAGCGACGAACCGGCGACGCCTTGCTCGTCATCATCCTGCAACGCGCGAAGCAAGTCTTCGGACGGTGCCTTGCTCTTCACGGTGGCGGCGAAGATCGCTTGTATCAGCGCGGCCGACAGCGTCGCGTCGGAAAGCTGATCGAGGCGCTTGACGACTTGCAGCGCGGGCGCGAACGGCGTGATCCCGCGCGGCGATCCGATCTTGCCATTGTGCGAGTGGAAAACCTGCAAGCGGCGCGCGTCGTCGAAGCGCGGAATGATATCGGGCAGGCGGCGGCCGTTCGATAAATCCATCTTATAGGCGACCGGCGCGCCCCACACGTTTTCGAACACGCCTTGCCGCAAGCCTTGCTCTTCGTTGTTGTCCTGAACGAGCAAATGCGGCGGCAGCATCTTGACGCGCACGGTCGTCATTGCACCGCCAATGTTGGGCAAGCGCGGCAACAGCGCCAATTGCTCACCATGGCTGAAAAAGGTGTCAATGCCGCCGCGCGCGAGTTGATGCAGCGTGCTTGTTTCTGCGGCGTCGCATTCGCCGGGACAAGCCGCGTAAGCTTCGAAGCGGCGAGCAACGTCGTTCGCCCACTTGTCGGCTTGATCCTGCGACCAGCCAAGCGCCGCAGCGTCGGGCTTGGGCGAGCAGCGCAAGCCGGTGCCCATCATGTTCACTGCGGCTTGTTCAAGGCCGCCGGCTATGAAGCCTTGGTTTTGCGCAATGTCGATCGCGCGCGCGGCCGCCTTCACGTAGCTTGCGAGAACGTCGTCGCGCTCAAGGCGCAGTGTGGGGTTCCAGCCGTGAAAGACCGAATGCCGATCGCCGCGCATATACTGCGACTTGACGCGCGGTGCTGTGGCAATGTCGGCTGTCGTCGGACGCGCTAAAGGCGCAGACGTGTTCGTCCGCGCCTTGGTCGTTGCCGTCGATCGTGAAGCGCCCCCGCGCTTCGCCGCAACTTTCCCCAACTTCGTGCCCCCAAGATCGTCAGCGGTTCAGCTTACGAGCTAAATCCGCAAATGATCGTTTCTTCTTTACGGGCGGCGGCGTCGGCCTTGGCTGCGCTTCCGCTTCGTCGTTCGATGGAGGCGGCAACAGCGGCGTCCCCTCTTCCACCGTCACCGCCTCACGATCCGGATCACGCGCGACACTCTCGGCAATCGCCCCCGCCCCAGTCTTTCGACCACCGAGATATTGAGCGTTTAACAGATTTGCTGCCGCCGCCGCTAGTGCTTCCGCATCGAGGAAGTGATTTTCCTTCGAGCGCTCAATCCATTTCGGTTTGCCGTTCGGATCGATGATGCGCACTTCTGCGACCAGCGCCTTGCAGTAGTGTTCGGTGACGTCGTCGGGATATAACCACGCGCCATCTTGCTCTTGCGGCCAACCAAGCCGCTCATGAACAAAACTTTTCCAGTGATCAGGATCAAGACGCATCAGATCGAGCCCGTACTTTTCCAACTTGCCGGAAGTCTTGACTTCGATCTTCGATTGCACGATCGGCCGCACAAGCGGCGTCGACGAGCCTTTCGTCGCGTACACAAATCGCCTGTGCATACGGGCGAAGGCATAGACCGCGTGCACCGGGACATTGAAGCGCTTGCCGGGCCGGAAGCCGCTGTCGATGAAGGCAATCTTGATCAGCTTGCCGCCGATCGGCTGCGCGAGAAAGGCGCGAAGGTCATTCCAAACGTCGACGCCGGTCGTGTCGCCGTGCAATTCCCCGAACTTCACCAGCCAAGACGACGCCCGCCGGCCCCACGCGCGCACGACGAACACCAGCCGGTTTTTCTGCACGTCAATCCCGCACGTGAGCCAGCGCGCCCCGGCCGGGATTTGTTCGCTCTTGTACGGCGAGCGCCGCCGCATGATCTCTTCCCATGGCGGCAGATCGCCGCCGGCTTCGACGAATAGCTCGCCATATTGCGAGTTGACGGCGGTTTGCATCTTGTCGCTTTCGCGCGACTTGATCGCGGTCAGATACGTTTCGACGCGCTTGCCAAAGGTGACGAACGGCGACGCCAGCCCGCTCGCCCAAAACGACAGCGTTGATACGTCGGCCGCATCGCCCGTCACAACGCCGTCCACGTCGATCGTTTGCCCCGGCGCAACGTATCGCCCGCGCGCGTTCAGCGCCGGCTTGTCGCCTTCGTCATGCAAGCCGCCGCAGTTCGGGCAGGCAACATGCGTGTTGCGCGACGCCTGCGCTGGCGTGGCACCTTCCGGATAGGACAGCAGATCGGCGCGCACGACGAAGTAGCGATCGCAGTGCAGGCACGGCCAGCACCAATGATGACGCGTGCCGCTTTGCCACAGTCGCCATATGGGCGACTTGATATCTTCCGGATCGGCAATCTTCCAAAACCAAAGGCCGCTCGCCTTGTCTTGTTCGGTTTCCACCATGCCCACCGATGGCGTTGACGTGACGCCGGTTATGAAGTCCGCGAACGTATCGCCGCGCGCCGTGACCAGCCCGAGCGGATCGCCCTGCTTTTTCACGTTGGCGAGCATTTCGTCGTATTCGTCGACGAACGCGATCGCGGCCGGATCGCTCTTCAATTGCATCGATGATCCGGCGTGTGCGAGGCGCAGGCGGCCGCCAGCGAAGCGCTTCAGCGTCTTGGTTTGCTTTTTGCTATCCGGGCTTCCGCCGATCATCTTGCGGCGAAGCGAGCGCGCCTCGCTGACCAGATCATTGAAGCGCGGTTCGAACTGCTGTTTGTTGAACAGTTCGGACGGCCCGACATAGAGCATATTCGCCGGGCGGTTATCCATCCGCTCGCCTATCGCATCCATGATCGCTTCAGTCTTGCCGCCCTGCGCCGCCTCGCACAGAACCGCGATCGAGTAGCGCCGGCCGTCGTGCATACCCGTCGCCATCGCGCGCGCGAACGGAATGTTGTAAGGCGCGATCGACGGTTCACGCGGCCCCGGCCAACCTGTCGCCGGGCCATAGATGCGGTTTTCACGCGCCCATTGATCAGGCGTTTGTTTCTTCGGCTTCCACAGCGCTGCTGTCTTCACCGCTGAAATTATCCGCTTTCGCTTCGTCAAGCCGTCTTCGGACGCGATCAAACGAACCATGAATAAGTCTTTCGAGTTTTTCGCGCTGATCAAGATCACGCGTGAACGCCGCCGGCAGTCCGTCCATTTCAGATCGGAATGCGCCGTATGTTTCCGACATGACGGCTTCCACGTCTTCCAAGTCGATCAGCCGCCCCTCTTCCTTCGCGATCCGGATTTCGATTTCGCGCGCCTTAACGTCGTGAACTTTCTTCGCCGCCTCTCCCTTCGTGTTGCGCTTATTCTCTTCGCGCACATAGGCGATGAAGCGAGGCAGGCAGTCGAGCGCGTCGTATTGATCGCGACCAAGCTTGACGATGATGCCTTCGCGCTCAAGTTGGTGCACGCGGGCCGGCGTCACACCCATAAGCTTCGCAAGCGTCTGCAACGGCACGATCAGCCCCGCCAACTTCGGCGCGGCCTTCGCCTTCGCTTTCTTCGCCATCAAGTCCCCGCCCGAAGATACACGCAGCGCGGTTCACCGCGCGGGATGCAAACGTATTGGTGCTTGTTCGTCGACATGCGGAAGTTATCGCGCTTGAAGATCGCGCCAGTCGGCACATGGATGATTGCGCCGCTGGCGATCGTCAACAGATCGCTGTCCTTCACGCGCTTGCAGTCTTCGTGATTGCAGCACCATGGATCGAACGCAGTCTTGCCGCCTTCGTCGTCGGTGTCTTCGTGAGCAAAAGCAATCTGCCCGAACATTAACGTTGCCGCGATCGCGGCCATCACACGCCCCCGCATGTCAGTTCGCCCTTTTGTTGATCAAGTCCATTCCAAACCACGTCGCAAGATGCGGCTTCGGCTTGTCGAGTTCGTATCGATCGCAGTCATTGCGAAGCCTGCGATCATAAAAACCATCCGCCTCAACCGACGACAGCCGATATCCGCCGTCTTTCATTTCCGCATATTCTTTCTGTCGCACGAAAGCGTGCTTGCACGACACGCGCGCCGGGCAATCCCAATCGTCGCAGTAGTACGGAAGCGGCTTTGTCATCTTCGAGCGATCATCTTGCAAAATGTCTCAGCGGCCGTTCGGCCTTGGATAACGATCACATTCGCAAACGGCCTAATCTGATCGCTGATGCGCTCGCTGTGAAACTGCTTGCACTCGATATAGACGCCCGGCCCCGGCAAATAGAAGTCGAGACGCTGGTCGCGGTTGTCACGCTCACGAATGAACGCCACGCCGGCAGCATCAAGCGCGTCGGAAATCATCAATTCCAGCGGATCATCCGCGCGCACATTCATACGTCACCCGTTCGGCCGCGCTCCAGCGCGTCTGCGATGCGTTCGGCCGCCGTCACAAAGCGATCGAGCATATCGAGCAGCATCAGTGTTTCGGTGCGCTGCTTGAATTCAAATTCCATATTTCTCAACTTGTCGCGCTCCGCTTTGCGCGCTTCGTATTGTTCCTTCGGCGTCATCACACGTCACCCGTCCGCCCGCGCGTCATGCTCCGCGCCTGATCGCGTTTCTTCAGCGCTTCCGACAATCGCGCCGCGCGCTTCTGCCGCTCAAGGCGCAGCGCTTCGTCGTCCCGGTGCATGAACTTCAGCGCCTTCAGGTTTTGCTTGTGCGCTTGGCGCATCATCTTCGCGCCGCCCGGCGTGACAGCGACTTGCGTCTTGCCGCTCATGGCCGCAGCCCCTTCACAAGATATCGCTTTGGGCGAGCGATCCTGATGCGGTCGATCTTGGCGGCTTTCGCCTTTCGCTTCGCCACCGGACTAACAACGGGCGGCGTCATCGGCATTTGCGCCGCCGCTATTGCCGCAGCAAGTGCGAGCGTCATTGATCTGGATTTGCCGATCATGGCTGAACACCGCGCTTCTGCCGACGAACGCGCGCGGCCGCCGCGTGAGCAACGCCGGGATTTTCCAGCGTCGCGGTTTCATTCTCATGCCAATAGGCCGCCGCCAGATCGGCCGCGTCATCATTCGGGAAAGCGACGACATGCACATAGTTGAAACGGGCTTCGACGGCGCAGTCGAGTTTCTTCGCCATCGCCACCAGATCGCGCGCGGCGTCCTGAATAGACATGCCGGCGATCATTTCGACTTTCAGCGTAAAACCAAGCATCCTTTTGGCCCCTAAAGATAGAAAAACGCTGGAATTTCAAGGCGCAATATACGCGAATTTCGCGCCGCGTTTCGGCGCGATGGACCGCGTCGGGCTACGGTCCCTGATCGTTTTTCTCGCGCCATTCTCTTGCGTCTCGCTGTGTGTCACCGCGCCCTGTTGGCGCTCATTCGTATGCAGTGCATGCCTT